CTAGGCCACTGCATCCGCCGCGGTGAACAGCGTCGCCGGCGGCGGCGCGTTGCTGATCAGCAGCTCGGCCGCCGGACGGTTGCCTTCGCCGCTGATGCTGTAGGTAGTGCGCACCTCCTCGAGCGGGAACGCAGCGAAGATCTTCCGGATCTCCGGCGTGTCGTTGATAGACAGCAGGAAACGGCCGCGGATCTCGCCCAGCAGCCGCGCCAGGCGGCCGAAGTCGACTCGGCCGAACGCGCCCCGGCCGTAATCCAGCTCGGATCCCCAGTACGGCGGGTCGAGGTAAAACAGCGTCTCGGGCCGATCGTAGCGCTGCAGCAGTTCGTCATAGGGCAGCCGCTCGATCACCACCGACGCCAGGCGCTCGTGCGCCGCCTCGAGCAGCGGCGCCAGCCTGGTGATATCGAACCGCGCTGACGCGCCGATCGACGCGCCAAAGCTGCGACCGGCAACCTTCCCGCCAAAGGCTGTGCGCTGCAGGTAGAGGAAGCGCGCCGCGCGCTCGAGGTCGGTAAGCGTGTCCGGATCCGTCCTGGCCAGGCGCTCGAACTCGGCGCGGCTGGTGAGCTGCCAGCGCATCGTTTCCAGGAACGGAACATAGTGGCGCTGCAGGATCCGGAACAGCGTCGCGACGTCGCTGGAGATGTCGTTGATCACCTCACTGGACGCGCGGAACGGGCGACGCAGGAAGATGCCGCCCATGCCGACGAAGGACTCGACGTAGATGCTATGGGGGATGGCGGCGATGCGATCGATGATTCGCGGCGCCAGGTTGTGCTTGCCGCCAATATAGGGCGCGACAGGCAATGCCGGCGTCGCCGGCGACAGGAACGGATTCGACTCCACGGCGGAATGTCTCACACAGTAGCCGCGTCCCCGGCCGGGGGAAGCGGGGCGGTTCATCCGTGTGCAGATCCACCTGCACGGCTCGGGCTGTTTCTAGCAGCCCGACCCCCGCTGGCGCGGGGCGAACGGCGATCGCCGGCGGCTTATTGCGACCGCGTCACATAGTCTGGCGGAAAGCGTGGCGGTATCGGCGGCAGCGGCACCTTCTGGCCGCGCAGTGCGTGCGTGCAGTCGCCCAGGAAGTCGATGACACCGGCGCGCAGAAAGTAGTGGCACCTGGTGCCCGGAATTTCACATGTCGGATCGACGTACGCGCCGGTCGAGATGTTCATGCTCGGCAACATCGTCGGGGAGGCCAAGTTGCCGTCCCAGCTCCACCTGGCGCCGCTGTGGTTAGGGTCATGCAGCGCGAAGGCATGCAGCTCATTACAGGCCGGGCACCAGTGCGCGACCTGGCCGTCGACGCTATAGCCATCTTTGCGGCCGACGCGGCAAAGTGTGTCGGACAGGCGCTCAACCATCATCAAGATCCTTCTGGCAGGTCGGGCAGGTCGGGCAGGTCGACGGTCTTACCGGCGAGCGCATGCGTGGAATCATTCAAGAATTCGATGCGGCCGGCCCGCACGAAGGAGTGGCAGCGAAAGCATTGGAACGACGCGTCGCCGGGGCGCTTGGCGTTGAAGGTGCACCAGCATGAGCCGGTGTGACCCGGCACGTAGTGACCGCAGGTGACCAAGATAGAGGGCGTGAAAGTCGGAGCCAGCACGTTGCCATCCCAGCCCCACTTAGCCGTCGAGGGCGCCTTGACCCCCACAGAATGGATTTCCTCACACCCTGGGCACCAGAAGGCCACTCGGCCCCCTTCCAGCGACCGCAGCTTCAGGCTCAGCAGGCCCATCAGTTACGTGCCGCCGTGCTCACACACGGCCTGGTGCGCCTTGTGCCACCCATCCAGATCCACCGGCCACGCGCGCGGCGATTGCGCCGCGCCTACCGGCAGCGGGATCTGCAGCCCGGTATCCGCTTCCACCTTGGCGATCGGCACCAACCAGGGTGTCAAGTCGGGCATCTTCGCCACGGCGGCCTGCGGCATCTCGAATGCCAGGAAGCTGCCCGTCTTCACGTCGATGATGACCTTGAAGAACGCGGCCGGTACCGGCAGCGCGTCGGCGCCGATCGCCGGGGCGCCGGCGGCATAGATCGGTCCCGCAACCACATCCACCACACCGCGCTGCCAGGCCCACGCGCGTGCCATCTCCTCACCACGTTCCCATCCCTGGCGGTTCAGGCCCGGCAGCTGCGGCTCCACATTGGCCATGCTGAACGTGTCGCGCTGCTGCGCCTGGTCCCATGCGAAATCCGCGTTGTCGGCCATGTGCCCCAGGTCGTAGCCGGAACGTCGATAGTCCGCCGGCGCACCCTGCGCCTCGGCCGGCGCCAACGGATCCGGCATGAACCTCAGTCCTGCCCGGGAATGGCAGCCCATCGTAGCCGGGCCAGTCAGGCGCCAGGTCACCAGGATCGGTTCGCGACGGCGGGGATCCAGCAGGCTGGCATAGCCCGCATGGCACACGGTGACGGCGCCAGGGACCGAGGGCAGGCCATTCGGGGCGGAAGCGCAGTCAGCGGCCCACACGCGGTTGTGGGCGGCCGCCAGCGTCAGCAGCCCCAACGCCAGCAGCGCGACGCCCAGGACCAGCCACAGCGTGTCCATGCGGCGCCCACGCGGCTGCCGCGCCAGGAAGTCCAGTTCGCGCATCGTCACCCCCCGAGGTTCACCAGAACCGAGCACGCCAGCGCCAGGTCACCGGGATCGATCTTGCTGGCGACGTCGAGCAGCCGCCACTGGAATATTCCGGCCGCTTCCATCGCGGCCGCCACCAGTTCACTGCAGAACCAGGCGTCTGGCGTTCGCCAGTCACGGCCGGAGGCGAAGGCAGCGATGGCGCGCTGATCATACGGCTTGCCGAGCTGGCCGTGCAGGAATGCGAAGAACGCAGTGGCTTGCAGATCCGTCGCCGGCAGCTCCACCCGGCGCCGCACGGTGAAGGCCTCATAATCCGCCGGCCGCACCTGCACGCCTGGCGGGATCTTGCCGATCGTTTCGGATCGCGCGCCGAGCAGCTGCCCGTCAGCCAGCACAGCATCCACGTGGGAATAGGGGCTGTGGCTGTACAGCTCGATGAGATCAGCCCCGAACGATCGGGATGCAACGAACTGGACGGCGATCGTCATGCTGCGGCGCCCATGGCGCGCATCAGGCCTGACAGATCCAGACCGCGCGCCGATCGGCCGCTGGCGTCGACCAGGTTGCGATCCACAAGCAGATCCACGCCCAGGCAATAGCGGCGCCACCAGTCGGGATGGATCGCGGGATCCATGCCCCATGTCCGCACCCACCGCTCCACGCCATCAAACCGGCCGAGCAGTACGCGATGTCCTTCAATCGGCTCCCAGTCGGAGCCCTGGCCTGGCGCGACGTTCCAGGCGTTGAGATCGGATTCGATGGCAGCCCAGTTGCGCGGCAGATTGAAGGTCACCAGCACCGGCGCGCACAAACCGACCGCGATCGCCAGGTGGTCATCGTTCAGCGGATCCACCGAGGCCTGCCATGGCACGAATTTCCGCTGCACGGACGCCAGCGTGATGCCCCTGGTGGTCAGATCCGCCAGGTCCATCACAGTCGGCGTGCCGTTGTCGTTCGTTCCGGTGATCGCATTGTATCCGGTCAGCGCGGAATAGCGGCCCAGCACCATCCCGCGCGTCGGCTTCCACAGATCGCTGCCGCTGGTGCTGGCCAGCACGGCCTCGATCCAACGATAATCGGCTGCCGGCACGCAGCACCCCACCTGGTCGTTGCCAAGTGGATCACCGTCGGCAGGGCACGCCGCGAACCAGTCCGCCCGCGCCGGCGGCTGGACCGCCGCCAGCGCGGCACACGCCGCAAATGCAGGCACGCGCGCCGAATGGGCGCCGTGCACCGCACCCGTGCGCAGCATCAGTGCGAAGCCGCGTAGCGGGCCAGGGTCGCCTTCGCTTCATCCAGCGACATAGGCATCAGCTTCGCCAGTTTGGCTCGGGCGCCAGCCGTGGCCAGAGGTGCGCTGGCCCCGAGGATGTAGGTATCCACAAACCCCTCCAAGGTCGGCATGGCGATCGCGACAGCCGCGATGGCTTCATTGAACGGTGCCGGAATGAGGCCATTGATCGGCGGCGCCGCCAGCGTGTTCATGACCGCGTTGATGTAGCCATTGATCGTCTTCACCGTGGTCGCACCCTGCGCCGCGGGCAGGTTTGTGGTCAGCGTCTGAGCCGCCCCCTGGCCGATCGTCAGGTCGTTCGTGATGGTGGTGACAGTGTCCGCGGGGATCAGGCCCGGCTCCGCCACGGCAATACCCTTCACCGCGTTCAGCAGCGCCGTATCGGTGTTTCCGGCGAGAGTGACGATCTCGGCCGAGGTGAGGGTTGGCAGCGCGCCAGACGCCAACGCGTCGGCGACCGGGACCACGGCGCAGAGACCGGTGGCGCCCAGCAAAAAGCTGCGACGATTGAGCATGATGATTCTCCAGGATGATGCGCGGAGATCGCCGCGCGCGAGGATCAGGCGGCTGCGGTTGCCGCAGGTGGGGCGACAACCGCGGGTGCATTCGCGGCCGCCGGCGGCGCGATAGGATCCGCTGCGGAAACAATCGACCCCGCACCCCCAGGAAGGCGCCCGACGTCGACCGGCACCTTCGTCGCGCTCGGACCTGACGCCTCGCCGGCGGCCGCTGAGACCCCCGTGGCCGAAATGGTCGGATCGACCGCAAGCAGCTTGCCCAGGCGGGCCGCCACCATCGCGGAAACCCCGTCCGGCGTGACGCCCAGCTGCTTCAGCGTGTCAGGCAGCCGGGCAAGCACATAATTCGCGGCGATTGCCACGGCGGCATTCTGTCCCGCCGGCACGGTCAGATTGTGACCATGCAGCACGGCCTGCCGATAGGCCTCACCCGCCCCTGCATCAAGGACCTCGACCAGTTTGGCGTTCAGGCCCGTCACATTCGCCAGCTTCGCGCGCTTCAGCAGCACAGGCACCACGATTGGAATGCCAGCCGTGACGGCCGCAAGGGCGAGCGGCAACGCGACTGATGTTGCGATGGAGGAAAGGTCGATGATGTTCATGGTTTCTCCAATCAAAGATGATCGACCGCAGCGTGGCGGGTCGGATCGATGTCGTTTCGGCGAGGCGGAAGAAAGCGAAGGCGGCGCGGATCAAGCCTGCAGCACGAGCGCCTTGAACGGCAGGCCAATGACGCGGCGTGACCAGCCAAGCGCGTCGTTTGCCCATTGTGCCGTTTCCGTATCGTAGACGATGCGGCGGGCAGAATACTCCGCCAGCAACCCCTGCAGGTCCGACGTCGTCGCCTTGTGCACGGCGTCCAGCGTCATGCCGCCGATATCACCGTCGACAGCGTTGCCAACGAAGCCGAGGGCCACCTGCAGCAGCTCCCCAGCCTTCTTGGTCCCGGAATTCACACCAGCATCAAACACCAGGCATGCCACGGCCGGCGGCAGCGCCGAGCCGTTGACCTTCGCCCAGTAATCCGTCGCGTAGATCGCCTTCGCCTGGTCCAGCGTGAGGTTCTGGATATCCAGGTTCGGATACGACATCGCGCTGATGCCGTATTTGGTGCCGCGCAGCTCACCGATGCCTACCTGGCCACTGGTCCAGTTGCCGCGATCATTCGGATCGTCGCTGTAGCCACCCTCATTACCCACGGTGATTTCGAAGCATCGATCGAAAACAGACATGTCAGCCACCTTCATTGTTCGGCACGGACATCGGCTGACGCGATCCCGATGGTCGGCGCGCCTGCGGCTGCGGGACCTGGTCATCGAGGCGCGTTTCCAATCTCTCGCCCAGACGAGACAACTCGAGCAGTTCTCCGCGCATCGTAGTGATGCTGCCTTTGGTCTCCTTCAGTGTGTCATCGATATAATTGATGCGTTCAGTGAGGCCCGAAAGCAGCCATATCGCGGTGATGATGGCGCCGGCGACGCTCGGCACGAGCAGTTGGGCTGCTCCGTGAAGGAACGAACCCAATGTGGTTCGCGGCTCCTTGAAGTTGGCGCAGCTCTCGCATGAGCGCGATCGACCTTCGTGGCGCTCAGACGTCATTGCTCACCTCTCGATACTCGGCACTTCTGTCAAGCGGGCACGTCGCCCCATCATCAGGGGGTGAGGATGGTGCTCTCTCGGGCCGAGGTGATCGCGCCGGCCGTGACCAACGCATCCATCCAGGCTTTCAGAGCGGGGCCGGTCAAATCGATCGTTCCGGTGGCGAGACCGGTCGTCAGGCCGACCCCGATCGTGGATGGCGCACTGGCAGCGGCTTGCTGCACTGCCGCCTGCTCGGCGGGGGTGAAGCGATCGAGGAACGCGATCGAGGTGATCACTGTCGGGTTTGGCGCAGGCGTCGGCACATACCAAGCTGGCCGCAGAGAGTTTACGACATACATCGCGGCAGCCTGCGATGATGCGCTGCCACTGATACCCACGCTGGGATCGCGAGGATCGGTGACAACATAAGCGTTGCCGGTGAAGGTGACGGTCCGACCGAAGTTATCGGTCAGCGTCTGCGCCTGGGCGACGGAGGAAGCCAACAAGGCGGCGACGAGGGCGATGCGCAGCAGCTTCATGTTACAAACCCCCCAAGACTTGGGCGCCGGCGCCACCTACAGCGCCGGTCGACGTTGACGTGGTCGATCCGCTGGTTGGCGTCGCGTCGAACGATCCGTAGGTGAAAGAGGGCGGTGAAAGCACAACCGCCTGCCAGTTTCCGCCGTATCCACCCTGGCCTCCGTTACCACCCTTCCCGGTGCCACTGCCGTTGCCGCCCATGCCGCCATTTCCACCGGAGACATTGATGGCGTTCGTAACCGTTCCTCCGACGAGTTGTCCGAATAGCCCGTAAAAGAAACCGCCGCCGCCGCCGCCGCCACCACCGCCGCCACCAGCGTTGCCGGCTGCGCCATTGCCTCCCAGGCCACCATTGCCCCCGTAGGCACAATAGACGTTTTGGCTGCCGCCATTACGCTTCCAAATGGAAGCGGCCACATACAGCGTGGAGGAACTTCCGCCAGGTCCCCCGCCACCGCCGCCGGCATTGGTGCCGTCCCCGCCGCCGGAACCGCCCGCCACACCGGGGCCACCCTGCGCGAACACGGGATAGTTTAGGTTGTTGCCCAACACATAGGGCATCGCGCTGCCGTTCCATAACGGAAACAGATACTGAAGCAGCGCAGAGGAATTGTTGGCGACTGGTGAACCGCCGGCATTGCTGGTGCCAGATACCCCCCCGACGCCGCCGATGCCGCCATTCGAGAACGTGGCTCTGAGGGTGTATTGGGCATTGGCCGTTCCCGCTCCCGTCGTGCCGGTCGCGGCGACGGCGGCGAGTGTTTGGTTGATGGCAAGCGTGCCGATGTTCGGATTGCCGCCACCCCCGCCACCGGTCGCACCAGATGCGGCGCCCGCGTTGCCCCCGTTCAGGTTGATCGGACAGGACGACGTGGCACCCGACGTGTCCAGGACATTTTGGACACGAATCGGATAACCCGCCGCGTAGATGTTGCCGGACCCACTCAGCGTCAGGCTGGCGTAGTCCATCTCGCGAGAGATCACGACAGTTCCGCTGCTGATTGTGACGTTGCCGTCGACGCCGGGGCCGAAGATCGCCGGGCTCTGCAGCGCGACATTCTGTGCCGGCTGCGTTACGGCCGCATAGATGTGCGGAGCCAGAACGACAAGCTGCGCCGCGAATATCGCGAGCGCCAGGCCGAGCCGGCGCATCACGCCACCGGTCAGCCGATCAAGCTTGCGCATTACCATTGATGCAGTGCCACCTGACACCCCGATTTCCCATAGACCCTTATCCGCCCCGCATGCGGCATCCCCGCCATGTCGAAGGAGCCGCCCTGGCCACCCTGAGTGAGCGCGAATCCCAACGTCCCGATCAGAAGGTTGTTGCCGTTGCCGTCATCGAAGGCCACGACAATCCCGTTGATGCCGACCCCCGACGCCGGCGCGCAATCCGTTGCGGTATCCTGCACCTGCACCAGGTAGCCGACCCGCGCAGCGTTGGCGAAGAGCGTGCCGAGCAGGTTCAATCCACTCAGAGAAGGCGGCGAGCTACTAGCGTCGCTTCCGGAATTGATCGTTCGTCCCTGCGCGTCAGTCGCGGTTTGTGCGCGCGCCGTGGCAATGGGCAGCAGCAGTGCTGCCATCAAACAAATCCAGCGCATCCCAGTCTCCGTTCAGGTGGTATTGGCCAGTCGCCCCGTGATCAGCCGGTGATCGCGATCGAAGCTGCGGGCAATGTCCCGCTGCTGGTCGCGATGATCAGGTCCAGCACCGAGACATGGTCGGCGATCGCGGTGGCGAACGTCTGGAACAGTGAGGTCGTCGGGAAGGTGCGCGCGACGCCGGTCACGTCGACCCATGGATACGTCGCCGCGCCACCAGGAAATTTCCCATTCGTCAGGATGTAGGCGCTGACCGCGGCCATTTTTCCCTGTGACACCGGATCGATCGCGTATGACCCATCCATCGCCGTCGTGCTGGTGAAGGTCACCGCGACAGGAACACTAAGGGCTGCAGTCGCCTCGGCAATCAGATCTGGCGTGGCAGGGTTGTGAGCCGCATACACCGCCTCGACCGCGGTGACCTGCGCGGAGGTTATTGCAGACCCGAATGTGATCGTCCCGCCTGGTTCCCAGGCAAAAGGCAGCCCCAACAGTCCGGCCGCCTGCAGCTCGTTTGCGAAGTTCGGCCCAATGGCCTTTGTGTCGGACATGAATCACCCCGAAATGGAAGCGTCTAGCTGCCAGCCAGTCGCTGTTGTGGGAGTAGGCGGATAGGCGTTTGCCCATGAGCCGGTGCCAGTCGTGTTCACGCCACCAAGAAGGGTGGCATAATGATACCCTTCCGAAAGAAGGCGGCGCCCTGAGAATGAGCCGGACGCGCCGATAGAAGAACTGGCGACGTAGACAAAGCAGCTTTCCTGGTAGAGGCTGCCATCGAAGCTCATAGCCGTCTGAACGCCCAAGCCCGAGACTGTTGCGCCATTCTCACCGCTAACCGAGAAAGAGACCTCTCGATTGCCGAAAGTCACAAAAGTTACACGAATGCTGGTCTGAAGCTCGACAAAGCTCGTGCTGGATGTCGAGGGTACGGTGCTAAATTGGCCAATGCCCGTTTTGGTCTGAGGATTGAACCAGGATGCCACCAGACGATTGGCACCACTGTCCGCGAACTGGGCGCTGCCATTCGTGTAGATCAACCCGACCAGCGACCGCGTATTGTCGCCATTCTTGATCTCCACCCCCACATTGCCGGCCGTCGTGTCGGTGGCATGGCTGGTGGCGCTGAAGTCGATCGTCAGCGTGCCGGAATTATTGAACAGATAGACATAATACAGCGTGCTGGCCGCAAGGTTCTGCGCCGCCGTGCCATTGACGTAGACATTGGTGTTGGCGGCATTCACCCCGCCGGACGGAAGCGAATAGAGAACGCCAGCAATGACGACCCCGCTGCCACCAACCGGCGCAAGATGCAGTGCCGTCGCCGATGCATATTGCAGCTGGCATTGTCCGGGCGCGAGTGTCACCCCGTTTCCGAGCGCCGAGGCGCTCCAGAACCATTTACTCACGCCATCGTTACGCAAAATCAACAGCGGCAACGCGGTGACCTGCGCGATCGGAAAACTGCCGCCTACCACCGTGTCCGAACTGCCTGCACCAGACCCGGGCTTGTTGATGGAGACGGTGTGTGCGGAGCTATCGATCCGCAGGAACGTAAAGTCCAGCGGCGTGATGGTCGCGTTCGTGGCGCTGGAGCCGGCGGCGGTCTGCGTCGTGCCAGCGGCGGCGGCCGCGGCGCAGGTGGTGAAGGTCACGTTGCCAAGGGTCGCATCCACCACGATCAAACCGGCATTCGCCGGCGTGAGCGTGACGCTGGTACCGCCCGATCCCGCGACGACGTCAGTGTAGTTGGCGCTAGCGAGCGCGAGAACGGAAACCAACGCCTGGATGACATTGGCCTTGTTGGCGGTCTGGCCCGTCGTGGTGGCCAGGTTCATCAGCTCCGCCAGGATCGCGTTGCCCATGTCGGGGTCGCTGATCGTCGGCGCCGTGGTCTGCGTTCGGTCGTTGTTGAGGTAGCCTGGCGCTGTCGTGACATTCGGCGCCGGCCGCGTCGTCAGGGCGCCGCCATTATCGGAAAGCTGCATCAGAAAAATCCCACCGTCAGAAGTCCGTGAAATTCACTTGGGTGTGCCCCGGCGCAAGGCGCTGGATCTCGCACTGGATTGGGCCGTTTGCGATCTGCCAGTACGGCTCACCCCATGACGACACGCCCCACTCAAAATCGAACGCAGCCTGGTTCTGCAAGGTCACCAGCCACACATAGGCCCAGGACGCGTTGCGCCAGGGCGTGCCCCACACATCCACACCCCAACGCCAGGGTGCGTATTCGGTTGTCGAAACGGAGCCGCCGAGGTTGTTCGCCAGTTCCTGGAAGTACGGGATCGACTGCCCGCCCGTGGCGGCCAGCCGCGCCGCCACCGCGGCCTGCCGGGCCGCGGTCACCGGGTTCGCACCAAGGCATGGATCCGGTAGCTCCAGCACTCTCTCCCAGTCCGGCAGCAGCTCGACCGACGTCGGCGGGAAGGCCTCCACCTCGGTCAGCTGCGCGGCCCGCGCATGAAACGCCGCCAGAACGTTGCCAACCGCGCGCATGAAGCCCTGGAACACGCCGCCCACCAGCCGCGGCCACGCCAGCCCGCGCGGTGGCAGCTTCTCTGCCATCACGTCCTGGAAGTCGGCCTGCGACAGGCCCGCATAGTTCGTCGGCTGCATCAGTCGAACGTGCAGCTGCCCACGGTCGGTAGCTGCCCGATCGAGGTCGCGATGTTATCGGTCGGGCTCAACACCAGCGCGCCAGAGCATTGCGGCACTGCGCGGACGGCGGACTGGATATCAGCCAGCTCGACCGTGCCGCCGGTCACCAGCGGGCCGGTCGTGTTCAGCACCGCTGCCGCCCCTTCCTGCAGCAGCACGGCGCCGATCGCCGCCTCCACCGCGCTCTGCTGGGCAGACGGCACGTATTTCAACGTGAAGTTCGTTGGCACCAAGGTCGGTGCGATCGAATACACCAGCGCCGTGGCCGGCCGGCACGCGCCCTTCACCGCATATCGCCCGACGAAGATCCAGTTCGCGACGGTCAGCAGATCCTCCGTCGCCGGCGTCGCCCGCGTCTCTCCGCTCGCGACGCCGTTGGTTCCCTGTGGCACGCCGTTTTCGGTGGCGTTCGCCACGTCGAACATCGTGTAGACGGCAATGGTCCCCGGCCCCATCCACAGTGGCGCGCACCAGGCACGCGTGACGCCCGGCACCTCGAGCGCCCATTCGATGTAATCGAAGGCGTCCCCGCCCTGCGGCGGCTGCCGGAACAATTGCATGTAGCGCGCGACGAACGCCTCATTCGTTTCGGGCGCGGTGCCGTTGGTGATGTCGGCCGCGACCGTGATGCCATTGCCGTTGATGCCAGGGATCCCCTGCACCAGCGTCAGCGCGGCACCAGCGGCACAGTTCCACTGCGTGCCATCACTGTCCACCGCCGGCAGCACGGCCTTGATCGGAACGTTGCTGACCGTGCCGCCAGTTCCAGTATTGGCCGCCGCCGTCGTAGCGAACACGATGTTGGGCTGGAGCTGCATCTGCGTGCCCGAATCGATCGGAATATTCGGCAGGCAGTCCGCGAAGTTTGCTCCGCCAGTGGCCGGGTTTGGCCCTTTCGGGTTCGCGCCCTTTAGTGAACCCCACCGGTTCGAGTACGGCGCGATCGCCGTATCCGGCATCAGGGCATTATCGATCTGCCAGTCCAGGTAGGCATATTCGCCATCGATCGCGGTGGCGATCGTGATTGACGCGACGCCCAGGTTGGACCGCCGCGGGGCAGCATCCGCCCCAGGGATCAGGGCGGCGAACGCGGCCCTGATCTGCGCGATCGTCTGAGCGACCGCGGGACGCCAGAATGATGACATATCGGAACCCGACCGGTGTCTTGCAGCTTACCGGACGCGCCGCGCGCCGATGAAGCCGCCAGGATTGAGAGTGGAAACCGTGAAGGAGGCCTTCACGCTGAGATAAACGGTCGTTGTGGTCGACAGGCTCAACCGCATGCGCCCGACCGAAAAAGTCGGTGCATTATTGCTTGCCGCGACGGGGAAGGCAGCGATGGCGCCGCCGTTTGGCGTGCCAGAGCCACTCGGAACCGTGGCAGAACTGGTATTGATCCAGCCGATAACCTCAGTGACCACAGTGGACACGCCAGCGGCGAAGTTGACGTTACCGTAGACATCCCAATCGCCCGCCGTCAGGGAGATGCTGGTGACGTCGGCCGGCGCGTTGTTGCTGAGGTTCGTGCCGCTGCCGGCATTCACCGACGACTGAATGAACTCGCCGATATCACCGGCCGGCGCGTTGTTGTTCGACGTGGTGCCCTCAAGCACAACCGTTCCGGTTGCAATCAGGGTGGTAAATTTGCCGGCAGCCGGGGTTGCGCCACCGATAATGCTTCCATCGATCGTTCCGCCTTCAACCGTTGGATTCTGGATGACCCCCCCGACGGCGTCCACCTTACCTGAAAAGAAGCTGTTCCACTCATCAGCGGTGGGCACTTCGCCGTTTACCAGGCCAGGATTGCTGTCCGACATACCTTAGACCCCCCCACCCAGAACGATGCCCGACATCGAAACAGCCCCTCGCGTCATGTCCCACAGCGATTCGTATTGCCGGTTGATCGTTCCGCCGGCGGCGGATAATTGCGCAATCTGGTTGACGATGCGCATCGCTCCCCGCCGTGGGAAGGTCGGCAATGGTGTGTTCACCACCGCGGCCACGCCATCATCCACCATCCATTGCAGTGCTTCCTGGCAATAGGTCTGGGCAAGCTGCGCGGTCTGCAAAATCTGCAGCGATCGTGACAGCAACCACAGGCGCGAGCCGATATGGTCGGGCTGGCCGCCAGATAATGGCGGCAGATAGGCATCGCCACCCCAGCCTCGACGGTCACCATTTCCTGCAGGCAGAACATCGTCGGCGTTCGCGAGGCGATCGGTCCAGAGCGAGATCGCGACGGCGGTATCCAGCCCATCGTCGGTCAGCAGGTCGCCGCTGACGATCGCCCAGTCGAGCACGCTGGTGATGATCTGCGGCGACTGCGGCGGCACACCGATCGCGCTTTCGCCGATCACAAAGCTGCCGATCGCGCCGCCGATCACCGGCGCCGCCTGTGCCAGCGGCACGAGAACCGTCGCAATATCCATGTCAGCCCAACACGTGGCCGTTGGCGGTGATTTCGCCTGCGACGCCCGAGATCGCGACGGATCCCGTCGCACCCAGCGTGAGATTTCCGGTCACGTTCAGCCCCAGATTGCCACCGCCAATCCCGGTGAACGTGATCGACTTCGCCGACAGCGTGATGTCGCCGTTCGATGCCGTAACCGAAACATTTCCCGCCGCCGCCGCAAGCGAGATGTTTCCCGCCGCCGCCGTGACGGCGACATTACCAGCGGTCGCGGCGACGTTGATGTTGCCTACAGCCGCCGTGACGTCGATATCGTCCAGCGGCGCGGTCACTTCGATCTTGTTCTGACGCAACACCACCTGGTTGCCGCGATTGTTCCGGAAGCCGATCTCTCCCGCCTGCAGATCGGGGATCCGCAACGCCGGGTCATCCGCGCCCACCGCCACCTTGTGATCGGCCGAGCCATTGACCTTGAAGTAGATGTAATCCGCCGTCTCGCCGGCCGGGATCGCCGACATGCCATAGGGTAGCATCAGCTCGATATTCAGGTGCTGCTCGCCGAAGAAGCCGGCGCCCTGCAGCATCGTGCGCTGGCCACCCTTGTTGTAGCCGGCCATCACAACCTTGCCACGCACCACCTGGGTGCGGATCGCTGCCCAGATGCGGCGGAAGGTCTCCTCGCTCACGTCGGTGCCCCGCTGGTCACGTTGATGATCCCGGTCCATTGACCGCCACCGCCGGTGCCCTTGCCCTTGGCCCGCTTGGTGGGATCAGGCACGAACGCGGACGGCGGCTGCACGGTCAGGTCCGCGTGGCGGCCTTCCGCTCCATCGTCGGTGAAGACGAACTCGCCGATCAGCAGGTCCGTGTTCAATGCCAGCCGCGGCACGTCGCATGCCACGAGCTGGTTACACCGCCACAGCGCACCCTTGGCGCGCCAATCCGGCACCGAAAGGGTCGCCTTGATCCCTTCACCCAGCCGGTGGGCCGCTTCCCAGTTGACGCGCAGCTGCGCGGAGTCGGCCAGCGATGCAGATTCCGCGATGCCGGACCATGGCCGGTAACGAGGCACACCCGGGTCATAGGCGGTGGCCACTACCGCATTCTGCACCGTAGTATCGGTCACCGCGATGCCGGCCTGACTGTGCACGGTGTACTTGCTGTAGCGCTGATGGCCATTCAGGGCGCCGTTGGCTCGAAACACATTCCCACCCTGGCCCATCACCAGCGGAGACGGCGCCCGCACGGCGCCGACCGTGGCCAGCACTAGGTTCCCGGCTTCGTCATCGGTCAGCAGAATCCCGCGCTGGCGCGCCAGGCGCTCGATGTAGGCGAAACCCTTCTCGGCCCGCTCGAACGTCGCGTCCGGGAATGGGTCCCCGACGTTGACGCCGGGTCCCACCACCACGCCGATGCCGAAGGCCGCGCACACCGAGCGTGCGATGGCATCAATCGTGCAGCCATTAAACTGATTGGTGGTGAACTCCGGCATGCAGTCCACCAGGTCCATCACCTTCGACCGGCCTGTGATAATCGTGCGGGTGGATTTGGCATCGATCCGCACGCTGATATTGTCCACATAGCCGGTCAGCACCAGGTCATCGTCATCCTTGATGACGCAGGGCATGAACGGCAGGATCGTCGGGATATATTCCCCAGGCGTTTCGAATACGAAATCCGAGCAGGCCCGCTTCAACCCACGCGTCACGCGCGCGCTCATCCAGGTGCGGTGCACCTGTCCGTCACAGAACAACCTGACGGTCATTGCGCGAGGTATTCAACCGTTTGCGGCATGAACAACGGGTGCGGTGCCCCGTTGCGCTGTACCAACGTGTCAGCCTGGCTGCCGTCCTGGAACAGGCGTTGCGCCAGCACCAGCGCCGGCATCGGCGCCGGCGTGGTGTAGGTCGCCAGCAGCGGGAGCTGCTTCGCGTTCTGCGTCAGCTGCGTGACCATCGCCACCAGGGCCGCGCGCCAGGTCTGGATCAGCGGATCATTGCCTGCGGCGGCATCGATCTGCGCCACCACCAGGCCATAGGCCTGCGAGCGGGCGGTATCGACGTCCTGGGAGGCGGTAAAGCTGGTCTGGGCATACAGCTGCAGGAGCGCGGCCGTGGCGGCGCCCTGCACGAGCTGGCCCAGCGCTGTGGCATTCGTTGCCAGCTGCCCCGTGGCACTTGCGGGGGCCAGCGTGATGGCGCCGCCGGCGATCGCCCCCAGGCCGTAGCTGGGGTCCGTGGGCAGCTCCGGCAGGCGGGAGCTGTCCTGGTAACCGGGAGGTGCCGTGGGATCCACGGTGGAGACGATAACGTTGGCGGCGGTGACGATCGCCACGACGTAATCCTGAAACAGACCGGTCAGCACCTCGGCGTAGCCGACCGTATCGTCATAGGCGACGGCCGCCAGTGTGACGATGTCCTGCGCCACCGACAGCACGCCGGCTTCGGCGGTCAGCACCACGCCGAGCGCGGTCTGCACGGCGGTGAACATCAGCTCCGTCGCCGCCTGGACGAAGGCAAAGGCGCCGTCGAACGCATACAACCCGCCGTTGAAGGCATCGGCGAGCTGGCTGAACACATCGTCCGCCGCATCGAAGGCGATGGAAGCCGTGTCGGGCGACGGCGTCGGCTGCGCCGGGCCACCTTCCTCCACGAAATTGCATTCAAAGAAGGCGGCGCGGCCCTTTTCCGACAGCTCCTTAATCGGGCAGGGGAACTCGGCGTAGACCTGTAGCTGGCCACGGTAGGGGTGCACCAAGGTGCCTGGGCCATCCTGGTCGAGCGCCTGTTCCAGCGCATCCCGCTGATCCATGTAGTCATCGCCGGCGACGTAGAGCTGCAGACGCCAGGTCTTGATGCCGCGGCCCAGGGGCTGCACCTGCGGCTGGTCGCTGTCGGGGAATTCAAACTTGGCCAGGCGCTGCCCAGCCGGGTTCGAAACGTCCCGGCACAGGAACGGGATGCCGCGGAAGGATCCCGGCTGCAGGTTCTGGCGCCAGTCGCCGAACAGGCCGACGCCGGCGGAGGATGTGAAGTCGCTCATCCCGGCACCATCGCCTCGCCGATATTGATCTGTGGCGGATCCGCGCTGCCGCGACTTTCGGTCGAAACCCGCGCGGGCGGCAAATTCAGGAAGTCAACGGTCACTTTGGTTTGACCCTGCGGCCCGTTCGCTAGCGCGGCGCCAGCGGCGGCTGCCGCCCCGGGCAACGTGGATAGCGGTGGCTGGACGCCAAGACGAAGCGGATCGTGGCGATGACGGAAATCTTCCGCAGAAGGAGATGCCGAATGGTCCATCCCAAGTTTTTGCCCAATCCAATCGAGTGGATGCTCGATACTCCGTACAATTGGCTCGATACGCTTATATGCGCTCTCGAAGATGCTCGCGATGTCAGCCAACAACGTTGTGAAGAACCCCTTGAGGTCCGACCAGTGCGCGTAGATCTCCGCTGGGATCGCAATGAATGGCGCGATGGACGCACCGATTATCTGCACGCCGGTCTTTGCCCAACCGGGCAATGAGTTCCACAGATCCTCGAAAAATCCCTCGACCTGATTCCAGTGCTCATACAACTCGTAAGCCGCCACACCAAGGGCAGCAACCGCTAGGACAGCAACACCGAGAGGGTTGGCGTCCATCGCTACATCAAGCGCCACCCACACATCCCGGAAGCTTTCGATAGCTGGAACCAACGTCGCGAACGACACAAGCAGCTCCGCGACCGGAAAGACTACGAACTTGGCGGCTACTCCCGCCACTGCGCCACCAAGTTGCATGAACGCCGCGATCTCCGGCGCCAAACTTATGGCCGCAACCACACCGATGGCGGGTCCGATGCCACCAAGTTTATCGACCACCAAGGCCGCCCCCGCACCGATCTCATGGAGATCATGCCCGATAGCCTTCCAGTCGATTTCCTTTATCCTTTCGGAAAAGTATTTCACCGACTCGCCGATCTTCGTCGCGATCCATTCGCGGTTTGCATTCAGCCAATCCCGCATTCCTTCGAGAATCGGCGTCAAGGCAGGCAAGAGCTCATTGCCGATCGCGACCTTCAGGCCGTCCACCGACGCGGACATCGCCTTATACTGGTCCATGAACTCATGGCCGGAACGGGTTTGCGCGGATGTCAGCGAAATTCCCGCCTCAGCCGCTTCGCCGAGGGCCTTCTTCAGCCCTTCTGGCCCCTGCTCGAATAGCGGCATTAACTGCGCGCCTTGCCGCGCGCCGAACAGCTTCGACATCATGTCGGTGGCGAGCTGGATATGACCGCCATCAACAAGATGCTTCACCTCAGCCGCAACCGCCTTAAGTGCATCACCCGTATTGACCAGGTGGCCTGGCGCGTTGGTGAGCCCCATCCGGGTCAAGATGGTCTGCACATCCTTCGCCTTGCCAGCCGCCGCTTCGTTGATGTTCCGGTTCAGATAAGTGAAGCCCTTATCAAGCTGCTGAACATCAACGTTCACCAGCCCCGCGGCATAATGCCATCCGGAGAGCGTCTCCGTCGCAATTCCCGTCATGCCGGCGCCGATATCCAGCTGCTCGGCGAATTCGGCCGTAGACTTCGCCATCTCAACGAGGCCCGCTACACTTCCGGCGGCTCCCAGTGCCGCGAGCGGACCGGCAATCTCGAGTACCGCCTCACCAAGATGGCGGACTTGCTCGAATGCCTTTTTCGCGTGCTCCCCGATCCGCTTCAGCCCGACTTCCTCGGCCAGTTCACTAACGCGCGAACTGATCTCGCGCAGCGGCGCGCCCATCGCCTCAAACCGCGCATTGATCTGGTGGATCGGCTCCGCCGTGCGGTCCAACACCGTGATGATCGCCCGAAGGGTCTGATCGGAGGCCATCAGTTATCCCTTCACATTTTCAGAAAGGCGCCGTGCCTGTTCATGAAGTAGCAACAGATCCCGCTCGGGGAGCGCCATGACAGCGAACGGGTCCATGCGCCAGAACCAGGCGATGTCGAAACAGTCGTTAATTAGGCGGTGGGCTGGGATATATTCGCGGCCGCCCCACGGCGGTTGAGTCTCGTAAAACCCACCAAGATCATCGCCATCTCATCGAAGTCAGCTGGGTGAAGGGTATCGATCGCCGGGCCAGGGAGCGGCGGATCGCATACCTTCATCAGAAGCTGCGCGCAGGCCTCATAATCTGCCTTTATGCCGCCGTTGATGATCAGATATGGCTGACCACACTGGCGCAGCTCCATCGGCGTCGGTAGGCGCAGCGTGACCTCGGTGACCTGTTGGTCATAGGCGGTCACCGGAGTCGCAAGTGTATGCTTACGAGTTATCGTATCGGGCATACTTCAGTCCTTTCTCGTTATGAAGAGAGCTGCTCGTAGCAGCTTGCACCACCAAACTTGACTTTGATTTCACCCTTTTCGGTGTCGTCTGCCACCTCACCCCAGGTGCCTGCCTGCTGAAGCGTGTATTGCTTGCCATTGGACAGCTGGGCTAGGACGGTTGCCCCGCGGATCCGCGAGAGCTGCTGCACAGACAGACCGCCACTGTCGCTCAATGTCCCTTCGATGTAGGGCACGACGGCCTTTTCGGTGTAGGTGATGGTTCGATCCTGATTGGCGATCCACTCTGCCTCCGTCATGTTCGGCTGCACTTTCAACTGACCGCGCAGCTGATATTGCAGACCGTTGAACTTGAGGAACGCGACGCCGCCAGTGGGGCCGACAGCCATGGGTGATGCTCCTTTTCAGGGACGGGTGGTGCGGATTACGCCGCGATCGGTGTGGGCGGAACGACCAGGCGGAACTGGTTGATCACCGCGATCATACGCAGGCCGCCGACCATGATCGGATTGTCCAGCACATCCATCCGGTTCGGGTTCGCGCCGTTGATCTGACATTGCGGCCCGTAGTCATTCGCCGCCTGCACCACACATTGCAGGTCGCCGCCCGGGCACATGCGCGCATATTCGGCGATCAGCTCCGATTCCATCACCTTGGGGGTAACGATCGTTGGCGTGTTGGTGCCGAAATTACCCTGCTGGCCGAAGCTGGTGCCATCGGCCGCCAGCACCGCGCGCGGGAACTTCTGCGTCAGGTTCGCCTTCTGGTCGCGCACGTAATACATGAACTGGAACATCGTGGTGGCATACAGATAGCTGCGATCGGTCTGTCCCCAGGTGTTCAATTGATAGGTGGTGACCGAGGCCATGATCGAGGCCGAGTTGTCGTTGTTCGGCATCATCAGTGCGATGCCGGTCTGCAACAGCGCAGTTTGCGTGGCAAACAGGAACCGATTGCCGTAAGGCGCGGCGAGGATGTCCACCAGCGGCAATGTCTGTTCCGGCTGCGAGACACCCGCTTTTGAACCGGCACCGAAAGATGCCATGTTGGCGGCAGCGATATCGAAGGTGGCGTGCGGGCAGGCCTGTTCGTATCCAACCACGGTCAGGTGCGGATCGTTCCTGGTAGCGCCGAAGGTCAGAAGGTCCGATCCGCTGAAGCCGGCAGTGGACTGATAGGCGCTCCACACATGGCCATAGAGCTGCTGCGCGTAGCTCCAGCGGCCACTGGTGAAGGACATCATGGTCTGCAGCTCATTAAGCTGCGTCGACTCGTTGTAGCCGGCCTCGGCGATGAAATCGTAAGCGACCGGCCCCAGCGCGGCCGCGACGCCGGCGAGATCCGGATCTGTCGCGCCGCCGGTCATCGCAACGACCGTGGCACCGACGCCGGCGGGCAGCACCTCGCCATTCGCAGAGCCGTAGAAGTTCAGCGTCAGGCCGATCGTGTTGCCGATCGTGCCCTTATTCCGGGCGGTGAAGTCCACCTGATAGTTGTGCGTGCCATCGATCGCGGCCGTGGCCGGCAGCACCATGCCACGTGGATCGATGTAGGCGGTAACCGCTGCCACCACGGCGGTGGCGATCTGCTGCGCCGTCATGCCGGAGATCACGCCGACCTGCAGTTCGCGCCCGTTCACCATCAGGAAGATCGTGCCATTGGCGGTGGCCGGCCCAGTGAAGGCAATACTGCCCGCCGCGGCAGCCGAGCTATTGGCGTCAGCCAGCGGATAGGCCCAGAGCTGCGCCTCGTTGTCGTTGGCGTAGACCTTTGCTGCCATCAGCGCCAGCTGCGATCCGGCCCCGAAATAGTTGGCTGCCCACATCGCGGATGGCACATAGGTGGCGACTGCTGCAACCGTGTTGATGCTCTGGCCAATGATCAGATTCTTCTGCGGCGCGTTGCCGGCGACGCCGGCGGCCGAGTTGTTGAACTCGATGTAGTACAGCGGCGGCTGCGGATTGGCCGAGGAGATCTGCTGGAACTCTTGGGCGATCGAAGCACTCATGGCGCGCTGCGCTCCTACTCTGAAAGGTTGAGCTGGGTTTCGGCCGCCGCCCACACGGCGATTCCGTAGCCGTCGCCGGCGACGTAGGCCTGTGAGCCGACGGTGATTGTGAAGGTCAGGCCGCCGCCGGCAAATTGAGTGCCGACCGTTCCGGCTCCGGCCGACGTGCTGTCGGGGTTGGTGACGGTGAAGGACGTGGCCGAGGTGAAGGCCACGGCGTAAGTGCCAACCTGTACGCCGCCGCCGACGGCGACTGCCGAGATCGTGCCGTTGCCTTGGTTGCCGTTGTTTGCCTTGGCGACAGCCTGCGCGCCGATCGTGGTCGAGACTTCGGTCAGTGCCGGCGTGGCTGTGACAGTCGCGAAATTGAACGTTTCGCCATAGATCACGTCGATAGTCACGGCATCGTTGCCGGCGATGCGCTGACCCTCGCCGTCCAGCATCGCCTTGCTCTGCAGCTTGCCGAAGCCCTGCACCAAGGGCTGACCACCGTTGACCGCGGTGGCCTGGGTTGCCAGGCCGCACAGCAGCGCGTTCTTTACGGCATAGGTCAGCGCCGCGAGCCGGGCATCGACGGTTGCCGCGATGGCATCGGACGATGGGACGCTGGGCAGCGTGGCTTGCGCCGCCGGGCTGCGGGTTTCGACGCGGGCTTCCACAACCAGCATGGTGGTCGTCTTGAACTGTGGCGATGTGGACTCACCGGAGAGGCTGTCGCTGTCTTCCTCCCAGCCATACACCAGCAGCTGGTTGGGCATCGGCGCCGCGCCCGGGGTTGGCGATTGCGAGGGCCAGGTCTGCCCCACAAACACCTGTGCGCCGGGTAGGGGGGCGAAGTCCGGATCGGTTTCGGCGAGCGCCGCCGCGGCGCCCAGCGCGTTGACGGCGGCGATGCACAGCATGGTGCGCGCGGCGGTCATTGCGTAGCTACCTGACGCAGCGACAGCCGCACGATCGCCTGGCCCACGGCATCCACCTTCAGTTCGCCACGCAGGGCAGGATGCGCGCTGGCGGCCCGCACAACGGCTGCAGCGGTCTGCGCCGGGCTACTACCCGGCACCAAGGGCACGCGCAGCACGTGACCGCCCACCTGCAGCTTCATGTCACCGCCCCAGGACCGGCCGGTGATGCAGAAATCCGCGACGTCCGGGGCACGGTGCGGCGTCGCGCCCAGCGCCAGAGGCGCCGCGCCGCAGAGCAGGTCGTTGCGTGCCATCAGGAGATCGGGGCCTCGGAAAGGTGCAGCGTGATCAGGCCTTCGCCGTCAGGCCGCTGATCGGTGATCAGGTAGGCGATGCCACGCACGGTGAATGTGCCGCCCTGGGCGATGGTGATGCCCCGCGGGACCTGGCTGGCGCGGATATCCAGCTCTGGCCGGCGGCTGGTCAGCCCCGGCGCCTCGCCGCCGCCGAACAGGGTGTTCGACGGGATGCGAAAGATGCCGTCGATCGAGCTGGCCGCGCCGCCATCCGATGGCACATAGCTCGGCACCGGCTGGCCGCGATTTCCTTCGCTCCACACCGCGAAGTTCGGCGCCAGAACCTGGGCGTCCAGGTCAATCATCGTCAGCCCGCCAGATGCTCGGCTTCGGCTTCTGCCGGTGCTGCGGCTGCCTGTTGGGCCGCCGCCTTCTCGGTCTCGGCCTTCGCCAGGTCGGCTGCCGCCTTGCGCTGCTCGGCCGTCTCGACGTGCCCAACTGCAAGCATTGTGGTGGCATGGCCGGTTGGCACCGGCACGCCGCGTTCCTGATCCGTGAAGCCATGCACGCCGCCCGGAAGGAACAGCGTCACGCCCTTCTTCGGAAACACCGTTGTCGTGGTGGTCATGATAACTTCCTCCGCCAATCAAGCCAGGTGCAGATCAGTCAGCGGTGGAGTCCATCGTTCCCGACTGGAGGGTCTCCGGCCGCGTGCAGATGTGCAGCGCGAACGAATCCATCTCCAGCCCAACATGCTCGTTGCGTTTGGTGTCCGGGATGATCCGCACATACTCGGGCTTACCCAGCGTGTTGATCCAGTCGAAGCTGTCGGCCGGCGCCATCACTTTTTCGAAGATCCCGGGCGCGAAGCGCGGTGCGAACTTCACCTTGTTCGACGGGATCGAGATCGAACCGCCCCCGGTATATTGATTGCCGCCGGCACTGACGTTGTAAATGCCGTTGGTGGACTGGCTTGCGACCACCGAGCTCGCGAGAGTGAAGCTGACCCCGACACTCACGCTGCCGATGGTGGCCCCAGCCGGAATGCCTGGGCCGCTGACCTGCATCCCCTGCACGGATACTTCCTTCCCCAGCACCGTGTAAGCCGACTGGATGCCGGAGCACGCGATCGTTCCGCTATTCGCGGTCGCCGTGCCCACCAGGCCGACCACATCATCAGAGCCGCGGTAATTGACCCAGTCGATACCGCCCCAGTTAAATACCTCGAACGCCAGGTTCTGCCGCAGCTCCTGCGCCTGCATCCAGTTCAAATACGTGCTGCGCACTTCGGGGGTGGAGATCAGCGCGTCAAAGAACGCATCGCCACACAAAGCGACGGCGCGGGACCGCCCCTCGATCCAGGATCCCTGCGCCGCGCGCTTCATATTGCGCACCACCTGGTTGCACAGAGACCGCAACCCCGCGATGCCGTTCGTAACATACTGCGCCTGCAGGTTCGCGAAGTTGAACGGGATTTCCTGCGGCTGCGCGATGCCGAATTCCTGGAACCAGTTGTGCAGCACACTGCCGTCCGAATCCAGCAGCAGCCCCTGGATCGCCGCCAGCTTGTGATACTCCTGCGTGTAGCGGACGTTCGACCGCAAGCCGGTCGGACCGACCAGGCGCCGTCCGACCTCCGTCTGGACCTGCATCAGTTCGGTTTCAGAACCGAATTCACGAATCGTGGCGATTTCCTCGGCATAGATCGTGTCCTGCATACCGATTCGGGGCACGTTGAACCCACGCGCCTGCCGGCGTTCCATGGTGCGCTGTGTGCGCGGCGCGCCCCGATCGAGGAAATTCAGGATCACAAGCTGGCCCTGGCGCTGTTCGACCATAGCGACCTTGGTGCGGATCGGCTTGTCATCGAACAGGGCCAGGGATTCGATACCCTGAGGCAGATAGGGAACGCGCTCGATCGCGCTGGTCAGCTGGATCGTGGTGAACGGATCCGAGTGGAAGATATCGAGAGACGCCATCAAAGTTCCTCCGATAGGGCGGAAGCGCGCTGGCGCGCCGCCAGGGGTTTGGCGGCCAGGCGGCCGCCCCATGGGTGCTGAGATTAGCGGACGATGACGCCGATCGCCGCGAGCTGGGCGTTGATCGCGGCGATCTGCGCGGCTGTGACGGAGGCGGGATAGATCAGCTCCGAACCATTCACTTCGCAGGCGCGATCGAACACCGTGACCTTGACGTTGCCACCTGATGCATCGGTCTCGTTTGCCAGGATCGCGGCCGCAATTTGGGTGCCGTCGGCCGCCAGAAGGTTCTGCGGCGTGTAGAGACCGACATTGGCGTTGGTGGCGAGCGCGATCGTGCCGCCATCGCCAACCGCCGCCGGCGTGCCGCCGGCGGTGATGGTAAAGCCAAGGCCTCCCGCCGCGAACGCGGTCCCGGTGTGACCTTCGCCCACCAGTTCCCCGTTCGGATAGAAGACGTTGAAGACGGTCGCGGCGCTGAACTCGATCGAGTAGGTCCCTTCCACCACGCCCTGGCTGACCGTGATCGTGCCGCAAGTGAAATTGCCGGTGTTGCCGCTGTTCGCGGCGTAGGTTGCCGAGCTGCCGTCCTGCACTTCACCAAGGATCGTTCCTGCCGGCAGCACGGTGTTGGGCGGCAGGGTCGGCGTCGTGTTCCCCGCGGACAGCAGGCTGGTGATGACGACGTTCGTCCCGATGGCGATCGGCGTGGCGTTCTGCAGCACCTCCGCACCCGATGCCGTGGCGGCGTAGGCATTCCATCCTGTCGCACCAGCAGCTGCGCCTGGGGACGTGATCGTTACCTCGCCGGTCGGCCCAGTAACTGAGACGCTGGCCTCGGTGGAGCCCTCGGTTTCGCCGAAGGCGCCGACATACGCGACCTTCACATACAGCGTGCCGCTCGCGAGCGACCCGCCCGTCGTGGCCGCCGAAAGCGAGGCTGCGCTGGGCGGATTGGGGGGCGTCTGCTGCAGCAGCGTGACCTGGTCGCGAGAGCGCGTGCCTTCTTCTTCGCTCACCACGAAGCCGAAGGAATGCCGGCGCTCATAAAGGACGGGAGACACCATCGGAATGGTTCCTTGCGTCTAGGGATTGATACAGATTCGGATCAGGACTTGGGCGCGAAACCCCTCAGTGCCCGATCCCAGCTCGCTTCAACTGCGACCGCGCCACCCGGACTTTCGGAAACGATTGGCGGCACACGAACGCCGCCGGATGCGCTACCCGCCATGCGTGCGTGCAAGGAACTGGGTGTGGCCACCGGCGTCCGCTCCAGCACGCCGATCGCCGCCGAGGCGGTCATCGTCGTCTCGAACGCCAGTGACATGGCCAATACCGGATTCACAGCCGCCGCCTTGTTGGCGAAGATCGCGACGCAACGACGGCGCTGGGAGCGGGCGCCCATGCGGAAGGCGGCGTCGAGAGCGAAATCGTGGCCGGCCACAGCCGCCTTCTTCATTTCGTCCTCGTCATCCTCATCTTCTTCATCGTCGCCGGCATCGTCGCCGTCAGGATCATCATCCTCATCGCTCGGCTGCTCGCTTTTCTTTGCCTTGCGAGCCCGGCGTGCCTTGCGTGCCTTGCGTGCCTTGCGCGCCTCATCCTCTTCAGCAACTTTGGCGGCTTCGTCCTCGTCCGCCTTTTTCTTGGCAGCCCGAGCAGCTTCGTCCTCACCTTCGGCAGCGCTGCCGGCGACGGCAGGGGTCGGCGCACCACCGAAATGACCAAAGCGCGAGCTGCCGAGCAGCCGTTGGCGCAAACTCATCATGCTCTCCTTTTGCGTTGCTGTTCGTCCATCGTGGCCCAAAAATTGGCCCGCGACATCGAAAACCGTGTCGTTTCCGTTCCAGAGCACGCGCGAGGGGCTTTCGCCCCGTTCCACGCGCCGAGAAAATGTCAGCCCAGCGACTTGACCAGGGCCGCGAAGGCCTCCGCCGGGCTCATTACCGCGTCGACCAGGCCGGCATCCCGCGCCTTTGCGCCCATGAACACGGCCGCTTCCTGATCCCGCACCTTGTTCGCCGAGATGCCACGATATCGTCCCACCGTCGTAACGAATAACTCGCCGATCGTGTCGATATCGGCCTGCATCGCCGTGCGGGCGTCATCGGACAGCTTCACCACAGGCTGACCGTCCGCTTTACGCGCGCCGAATTGCAGCACGGTGACCGTGACGCCTTCCTTTTCAAGCATGCCGGTCACGTCGACATGCATGCAAATGACGCCGATCGAGCCGGCATAGCCTGTCCGTGGCACCGTGATGCGATCGGCAGCCGCGGCGATCGCATAGGCGGCGCTGCAGGCGTTCTCGTCCAGGATGGCCCACACGGGCTTGCTGCCGCGTGCCGCGAAGATGGCGTCCGTCAGGTCGAATAGGCCCGCGCTGTCGCCCCCGGGGCTATCAATGTCCAACGCGATGGCCTTGACCGACGGATCTTCCAGCGCCGTGAAGAAATTGCTGCGCACGGCGTTGTAGCCAGTCATTCCGGATGTGGGGCGAAGACCGAACTGCCGCTGCACCAGCGTGCCCTGCACTTCGATCAGGGCCACGCCCTGGTGGACTTCGTAGCCATCGGCGCAGGCGGGCTCAGCCTCGCCGGCGAAGATGATATCGCCGCCATCAAACAGGCGCGTCCGGCCATCCGGCATGCGAAGACGGGCGATTCCGAGCCGATCGGCGATCGCCGCCATGATGATCTCAGCCTTCTCGGGCCGGATCGCTAGCGGACGGTTGAAGATCTGCTGCGCCAGGTGTGCGAAATGGGTCATGTCGGCTGCGGCCGTCTGGCCTGCGTGTGAGCAGGCTCGTCACCACCGTCTTGTGGCGAGATCCCCGCGATCCACGCGGGATACGGGATGTCCAGTTCCTTCATCATACTCCGTTCCCGCGCGCGCTGTACCAGCACCTCTTCCCAATCAAGGCCTTGCTCGGCGGCTTCCTGCTGCAGCGTGGAAATCCCCGCGTCCATGCGGAGCACGGCCCCTTGCGCTTCCTTCACCGGGTCGACCCAGCCGCGCGGTGCGCCGATCCACTTACAGCGCGTCAGAGCGCCGCGCGCTTCCACGAAGTCTGGCGCTCCCGCCGGGAGCGGCAGTTTTGCGATTTCGTAGGCCTCTTCGTGCCAACCGACATAGAGGCCGCGGGCGTAGCCCCGATCGAACCGCGCCCGCCGGCGGCTGACAGTCCGCCACGCGGAGACAAAGCCTGCCCGGGCAGAGCTGTAGTTGGTCTTTGTCCAGTCACGGGTGACCTCTTCCACAGTGGTGCCAAGCGACGCCGCGATCTTGCGGCAGACCGCGTGTGTGAAGGGATCATATTCCGGCCCCGGTTGCGTCGGCCCCATCGCCTTGATCGTTTCGCCCGGGAAGAGCGGCACCATTGTCGCGTTGTTCAGCTTGATAGGCCGATCCCGACGATACTGCGCACGCATGGCCGAATAATTATTCAGCTCGTCCAATTGACCACCCTGAAGCATCTCCTTCAGCCCCTCTTGATCGTAGGGGCTTTCGACGGCGAGGCTATAGACAGCGGCGAGGATCGCCGCCTGCAGGGTTACGGCGTCGAACTTATTCAGCATCTTGAACGTGTTCAAAACCGGCGTGAAAGCCGCGAGACCGCGATGCTGCGTTGTGCGATCGCGGTCGTAATAATGCAGCAGGACGGGGCGGCCCCACTCTGTTTCACGTGGAACAAAATCCCAAATCATACTGTCCACCGACTGATACCAGTCGAAGGCATGGCCGCGCCGGATGTGATAGCCGATCGGCACGCCATCGTCATCAATTTGCACGCCACCGCGGCGATGCCGCGTGTCGATCATCTCGTTCGGGTTCGACAACCGATCTGGATCGATCAGGCGTGTCGTGGTCGCATAGCGTGCCGCACCATATCCCACCCGATCCGGGTGCCACTCCAGGCAGCCGAGCGTGTCGCCATCCACCAGCTGGTGCCTCAACGCCAGCCACATCTGGTCGGCGACGCTGAGTTGCCGCTCGGCGTCGTTGAAGTAAAGCGGATCTTCAGACCAGTCGCGCCATTCACTTTCAACGGCCTGACGGTAGTCTTCGGCCCACTCTGCGTCGAACTGCGGTCCGAAATGACGCTGCAACCAACGCCAGTCCGGCAGCGCAATGAGGCGGTAGGACCCGCCGATGACCTGGTCGAGCGTCGACAGGATCGCGCCGGTCGCCGCGCCGTCGTTGCGCGTGACATCGCGCACGCGGCCGACCATGCGATCACGGTAGACGTTGATCTCATGATCCGGCGAATACGTGATCGGAAACCAGCCCTCGTTCTCCGGCTGGTACCAGCTCGAGGCGTCGTAGGGGAACGCCCATGACGCTTCCCCCGACAGGGCCGCACGTTTTCTTGGCGGCGGCGCCTCCGCAGGCCGGGACACCAGCGGCGTGACACCATCTGCAGCAACCAGGCCCGTCATCAGTAGCTGAACCTGAAGCCGGACCGCGCGCGGTCGCGCAAGCCCAGGCAAGCCTGCAGCTCGCCGATCATTTGGGTAAGCTTACCCACATCCGTCGCCCGGAACTGCGTGTGCTTGGTCCCATTGCCCTCGCCGTAGCTCAGAGTGGCCACCTGCTGGCCCGTTTGCAGTGCAATCAACGCCATCTGCGCATTCGTGAGGGCCTGCTGCAGCGTTGCCACAGGCAAGCCAGCGAAGACGGAACGATTCTGTTCGAACGCCATGCTCAGATCCGATGACGCAGTTCGATTTCACCCGGGACCGTCAGCGCCAGCACCTGGCTTTGCCCAGGCACATACGCCAGCCAACCGAGGCCCAGCAGCCGATCCTGCAGCCGGCCGGCGGCGCCGCGCGCAATGCGACGCAGGTCGCCGCGCGATGCCTGCCGCAGCGCCTTGGTGATCGGATCGGCATTCGTCACGGCAACATTGCCCCCAATGACCGGCCGCCCGGTTGGGCAGGCGGCACATGTGTAACCATCGGCATCGGCTGCGGCGCCGGTTTGGGGGCCGGCACCGGATCTGCGAACATGTCCCGCTGCTGCGTGGCGGTTCGCGCCGCGGCGATCTCGCGTTCGGCTTCCAGTGAGGCCCATTGTGCCGGCGTCAGTGTGCGCCACCCCAACTTCCCCGCCAGCGCCTCGCCATAGACCATGCAGTCGAGCATTTCATTCCGGACCGCGCGCGGCTTGAGCCACTGATAGATGGTGAAGCCTCGCCGGTTGACCACTGCGGTGCGCTTCTCGGACGTTACTTGTTCGAAGTAGTCGTCTTCAAAGCCCGAAGGCAGATCGACGTAGCCCCGGGCATCAGGATCAACGATCCGCAGGAACTTGTAGAGCGCCGCTTTCAGCTGATCGACGCCAACGTTGTAGAAGCGGCCTTGATACTTCACCAGGCGACCATCTCGCCGGCGCTCTTTCCGCACCAGCGCCAAGCTCGGTGCCGAGTCTCCGGACACGCCGCGCACCATCACGACGCGGGTTTTCGGAAATCCTTTCGCCCAGTCGAAGACATCGTCGGTCCAGGCATTCGCATCGATCCCGGTCAGATCGACGCGACGCTTGGATCCGGCCGCTGTCAGCCACGCTCGGTCAACAAGTTCGTTCAGCTCGGCCCGCGCCTCCGGCGTGGACACATGGCCTTCAACGCGCACACGGTCGACAACCCAGCGTCGCAGATCGCGGCCCCAGCCAACCACCACGCCGTCAACGTAATCATCCTGGCAGTCGAGCGTCAGGGTCAGCAGCAGCGCGCCGATTGGCACCACACCACGCTTGCGGCCACCCTTCTCCGCGCGGGTTTTCAGCTCTTCCCAGTCGGGCGCTTCGCCCGGCTGTTCATAAGGCTCACCACCCGTCGTGTTCGTAACGCGCTTCTCATCCGTGGGATCGCCCTTCGCGGCGTGCCAGGCGCGCGCCAGGTTCGCCCAGGATTCGAGCCCGGCATAGGCGGCCCACAGGTGGAAGCTGACCCAGCCCGGCTCCGGATTGGGATTGTGTGGCACCCATTTGCCAGCGGCGACGATCGCGCCCCGGTGTTTCTCCTCAATGATACCGCCGCACTCGGGGCACACGAAAAAAGCGTTGTCGGCATCTTCTTCGACCCGCGCCCTGAACTGATCCCAGTCCAGGGGGTGGAGGTGCCCGCAGTGCGGGCACGGCACGTGTAGATACTCCTGCGTGCCACGGTTGAACGCATCACTGATCCGGCACTTGTGCGTCAGATGCGGCGTCGAAACCTTGAAGATCTTGCCCCACGCAAACGCCTTGGACCGGTCATCGGCAAGGCCTTCCGGATCTCCTTCAGCCAGGTCACCCCACAGCGACAGATCATCCTGCACCTGGCGGCGCGCCGTGATCATGGACAGCGATGCCGCCGAGTTCGCACCCGAGACGATCAGCATGCCGCGTCCGTCCTTGCGCTCCTGCAGCATCAAGCTGGTGCCGCCCTCCTTTGAGGAGCGGCCCTCGAACAGCCTCGCCAGCGCCGGCGTCGCGCGCACCCGCGGCCACCATTTGGTGCGCACCCACCGGTGCGCGTTGGGCTCGGTCGGATGCACGTAAAGGAACGGGCACGGATCGAGGTCCTGCGTGCCGCCGAGAAAAATCTCTGCGACGACCGTCTTGCCGATCTGCGCCGAGCCACGCAGGGCCACCACACGCGCCGGGTGGTCCGGTGATAGCACCTCCAGTATCCGCCGGTAGGGCGGGAAGCGGTCAGGGTCGTATGGCCCTGGGAAAGGGCTCTCGCTGCCGAAGCGCACATTGCGCGCGGCCCAGCTCACCAGGTCGACAGGCGGCGGCGGTTGAAGCCCGCGCGCGATCACATCGGCGACGATCTCAGCGGGATCTGCGAGCCCCTCAAGCTGCACGGTCGTGGTCCGCCTGTTCTGCGCGACGTGCCCGGAAGGCCCGCCACTCGCGGCGCGCGATCTCGACCGACTCGCGGCCCGTCAGCCCCAGCTTGACCGGCAGCTCGACAACGAAAAGCTCCGTCGCCGCAACCAGGTCATCCAGCTCCGATGCCCATGCGCGCCGCGCGTCATCGACACGCATCAGCTCCCCTCGATCGAGGGCGGCACTGCGCTCTTGCTGTTCCAGCGCCAGCGTTTCTTTCCGTAGCCGGATCTGGGCGAGCGTCGCCGCCGTATCGTCTTCCTGGCCCTGCCCTCGCGATGCCGACGCGCCGGCGGCCGGCGCGCCGCGGCCGGGATCCACCGCTACGCCGAGCTGCCTGTCAGCCTCCTCCACGTTGATCTGGCCGTCCTCGGTCAGCGCCGCGCCCGCCAACTGCCCTCGCGCGATCCAGTTGCTGACCGCACTGGTGCCGACGCCACGGTGCGCAGCGAAGGCGCTCTTGCTGATGGCGTCGGTCATGTGAATTCACAATCCCAGAGGGTCACTCAGTCGCGACAAAGCGCGGTGCGAAATACCCGCATGTCGGAAAGGCCAGGAAGGACCCGTGCCACTACCTGCCGACCGCCGTCGCCATCGCTTTGGCGAGACCGGCCGACAGCGCAGGCAGGAACGTTGCGTTGACCCGCGCCGCGACGCGTGCGCCGAAGCCGAAGCGTGGACGATAGCGAGCACGCTCGCGCAGTGCGGCGATCAGCTTCAGCCCGTGGGCAGCGTTGCTCTTTGAGCCGGGCGTGTGGGTGCGTTCCCAAATTCCAAACACCCCGCGAACATGGCCCAGGAAGTAGCGTTTGGGGTCTGCCAACAGGCGGCGCATCGCACCACGCGGGATGTTGCCGTAGGCGTTCAGCTTGGCGTTGACGGGCGTCAGGATCGGGGCGCCGGGGGCGCGGCTAATCGAGCCGCCAGTTTCTTCCAGGCCAAGGACCTTCATCTGCTGGCGCTTGATGAACACCTCCGCTCGCAGGTTGTTCTTGCGGGCGAACGTGTTGCCAACAGCGCGCATGATGAACGGCGTCGGCCGACCCTTGGTGGAGAAAATCGACGGCAACTCTGACGTCAGTTGCCGGTTGGCGCCGCGCGCCGTGGTGTTGATTGCTAGCGCAGTGCCGTAGGGCAATTGGGTACGCTGGAAGTCGTTAAGCGTGCGGGTGAAGCGGTCGAGGTCGCTTCGGATCGAGACGATCGGCATCTAAGCTCCCCCGAAAAAAACAACGCCCGGCGGGTCTAAGACCGGCCGGGCGCACGTTTCGCAAGCATGACTGCGTGACTACGCGATTTTGATCATGGTGATCAAGCCGAAAAATTAAATCTGCGGCGATGGAGTTCAGCCACGATGATACCGATCGCCTCCGCGTGCCACCGCTGCACGGCGCGATAGTCGCAGCCCAGGCGCTCACCGACGGCACGCCAGGACATTTTGTGCCGTTCGGTGATCGGATTGACCAGCAGCCGCGCGCTGACGATGCGCCGCAGCACGTATCGATCCTGCGGAATGAACCGCAGCCAGCTCAAAGCTTCCTCCATACGATCAATACGGTCACTGCTGGGGCGAGGCGCACGCGGCTCGGCCGGTTCCTGGTTATAGGCTTCCCAGAACGACCGGACGACCTCCGGCATGCCACAGCGCATGTGCGTGGTGTGGCCGGTGGATGGAAGCGCCAGCAGCGTCATGCCAGCTTCCTCAAGCCGCGCGATAACGAACCGTTCAACTTCGTCGCTTGTCACACATGTCACAGATGGTGTCACAGACCGAACCCCTTGATCTATCTATCTCTTTCTCTCTGTGTGACTTGTGTGACGTATGAAACAAGAAAGAGAGAGACGTATAGCGGATGATCCTTCTATAGGGCGCTGCAACGCATAGCGTCACAGACGTCACACAGTTGATCTCATTGCGTTTCCGCGTCACACAAGCCGTCACAGAGCGTCACACGCGTCACACCAAAACGTCATCCTCCCGTTCCTCAGGCCCGACGAAGTCGGCTTTCCCCAGCCAGGTGGCGCGCACCGGCACGGAACCGATACGCACCGTGCTGCGATGCGTGCGGGCGGTCGGAAGGCGACGCATTTCATGCTGCCAGCGCTCACCCTCAAATGCGGTGCCGGTGAACAGCCGCTTCAGCTCGGGATTTGAGTTGGCGAACCAGACGCCGTAGTCGTCTGACCCACGCGGGATTGGCCCGCGACGGTCCTTGCAGTGCTGGCAGAAGCACCCATTGATCGGCTTAGGCTCGCCAAACCGCTCACAGCGCAGCACGACGCGGATGCCATAGTGCGTGAGCAGCTCGCGCGCGGCTTCGTCACTGCGGCCCCATGTGCCCTGGTCATCCCGCACCAGCAGATCTCGATCGAGACGCCAGCCGATTTCGATCAGCTTGCCGATCGGCTCGCGCTCAGAGCTACGATGCAGATAGACATGGCTCGACTGCAGGTGCTGCAGCATCCTGCGAGGGCGGCTGTCCTGTTCCATCTCGGCACGGCTGCGGATCAGACCTGGTTCGTCGGCACTCGCGCCGTGCAGCGCGTTGATGGCGATACGCACGCCCCGGTCATCCGGCAGACCTTCCTCGGTCAGAACCCAATAGCCGGCCAGCAACGCGCCCAGATGATCCATCTCCCGCGGCGAGCAGCCGACCTTGCGCAGCCCCTCACGCAAGCGCTCGAGCGCGATGTGATAACGGTCCCACCCCGCCAAGGCACGCCCCCACAACTCAGCCTGATGGGCGCGGGCGAAGGCGATCGTGGCATCATGCGCCGCGCTGTTGTCAGCGCCAGCTTCTGGCGCCAAAGCCTCCAGCAACGTCATGCGACCGAGATGCTGAGGTTCGAGGTCCGGCGGGTTGATGGCGAACATCACAAACGACGCCGCGAGTTCGATACGGCGGCCCTTGCCGTCCAAAGTGCCGCGCGATCCTTGCGTGCCTTCACCACCCGCCGATGTCAGCACCATATCGGCCAACTGACGGCCGGCCGAACGGTTGGCCGTGTCGTTCGTTTCGTCAATGATGATCGGCACCGCGCGGCCGTTCACCGCTTGCTCAATCCCCGGCTTCGTCGTGTCGTTGTCGTAGTGGCATTCCGGCCAGCAGGCGCGGACGGTGCCCAGCAGCTTCGATTTGCCACTGCCGGTGCCCCCCATGACAAAGCCGCTGGGGCGCCAGTCGATCGCGGCGCCGTAGTAGCCATTGCAGACCAGACCGAGGATCGCGACCGGCGCGCCCGGTTCACGCCAGCGCCAGAGATCCCGCAGGCGTGCATGCAATTCCTGCCCGATATTAGCGGGGCACGGGACGCCTGGCCGCGCGGTGGCGTCGCTATAGACGAACACCTGATTACCTTCACGCGTGCCGGCGGGTTCCTGTTGACCGCGCAGCAGCACCATGTCACCGCAATGAACGACCGGGCGGCCATCGGTATCGCGCCAGATCCCCGGCGGCCGCAGACGCATGCGCAGGCCCCAGAAGCCGGCCTCGAAACAGGCGCGCTGCAACGCCGCCACTGCAGTGTTGATGCTGAAATCGATCGTGTGCCAGATGGTCTGCTCGTTGCCATCGGCGTCTTTCTTCGTCTCCGCTTTCTTTTTCGGGAACTGGCGCCGCAGCCAAGCATCATTGCCCCCGAACAGCCCAACCATGTCATGGCGGGCGCCGAGCTGACGGGCGGACATTCCGCGATGCTGGCCGGCGACATCAAGGAAGTGGAACGTTCCGTCGTTGTGACCAAGCGGCAGGATCGGCCAGGGTTCATTATCCTCCCCAACCGGGCGCGTAGGCCCACGCGGCTTGCCCTCGATCACCCGGAACGGCCGATCGCCGCCCATCACTGCCTGACGGATTGATTGCGCGGCCGGATCGCTCATGCGGCACGTTTCCATGCCAGCGCGGCATCGTTGAAATCATTACCCAGCGGGCTACGCACGACGCGCACATTCCGCCCCGCATCCATGTGCTGCTCCACGATCCGCTGGAACCGTTCGCGCGCGACCGGCTTGACGTCATTGTCGCTGGCGAGGATCACGTTGCGGAGCTGGTCCGGCAGCCATACGCCACCAAGATTGCCCTGCGAGACGGCGGCGATCACCCGCAGCTCCGGACAGGCCGCAGCGATCGTCAGGCAGGTTTCAATGCCCTCGCCGATGATCACCGTATCGTCCGCCGGCGCATCCCTCAGCGACTTCCCCGACGGGCCACGGGCGAGGCGGATGCTGCCACCAGGATACATGCCCACCGTCAGCTTCGCATTGGGCACCCGCGCCTTGATCCAATCGCGGCCGACAGGTTCCAACCAGGTGCGATGCGTGGACAGGTGCTTGCCGTCGGCGCCATGGATCGCGGCGACCATTGCCGGCATTGTGCGGCCGCTCGGGCGGTGCGGCAGCCCAGGATGGAACCGCAAGGCACTCGGCACCCGCGCCAGGCACGCCAGATCGATGCAGCGCCCCGCGAGGTACCGTTCCACCGGCGTGCCAAGGATCGATGGTGTCGCTGCCAGCCAGATCGCGGCGGCATAGCGGCGATAACGCTCGGCCGCCGCATCATCGTCCGCCCGCGCCCGCCCGGCGATCTGTCGTTCTTGCGCGGACACTGGTGTTGCCGTTACGCCACCGTCAGATGCGAGCCGTTCGACGGCGTCAACGAAGCTGAGGCCATCGACGTCCATCGCGAACCGGATGACGTCGCCATGCGCGCCGCATCCGAAACAATGATAGTGGTCGGAATAGACATAGAAGCTGGGCTTGCGTTCGAGATGGAATGGACAGCACCCGCTCAATTGGCGCCCAGCGCGCGCGAGTGGCACGCGGCGCCCAATCACGCCGGCGATCGGCACCCGGATCCGGATGGCATCGAGATCCTCCTGCGTGAAACGGGGCATACCGACGATCAGATCAGGCCGCGCGCCGCCGCGCGTCGGAGGGGACAAAGGGCGGCAGCCCCAGCTCCCGCCGGCGTGCGTTCATTGCGGCCAGGTCGAGCTGATCCTGGTGGCATCCGTGCTCGGCGCCCCATCGCAGAATGGCGTCGTGACTGGCGGGTACGGGCTCGCCCTTCACTTTCGCGTCGCGCATAGCCCTGACCTTCGCCATCTGCATCCTGCGCAGGGCTTCTGGCGACCGCTGCAGCTTCAACCATGCCACCATGCGCAGCACCGTGCGTTCGTCGGCCACAGCGGGCCCCGGCAGCTTGTTCATGGTCGCGAGCACATCGGCCGCACCATCGCCGCGAGGCCACGCCAGCTTCAGGAAATCGATGCGTTCCTGCGTTCGATACAGCGCGCGGCCCCCCCCCCCATGGGACTTCGAAGAAAGTGCCGGCGGCGGGGACGCCGCCGCCGGCGAGTTAAGGGAGGAAACGTCCAAGTGCGCGGCAGGTGCCGCCGGCCCAACCATGGGCCGCTCCGCCGGAACATCCTCCGGCGAAGATCGTGCCGGAGCCGTTGCGGCCAGCGTGCCCAGGAAGGCCTGGAGCAGCGTTTGCAACGGTTCCGGAATCTCTATGTTGAGCGTGATCGCGAGCTGCATGGCGTTCCCCCGTGTGTGCGTCATGTCAGGCCCGGGATGGCGGCCTGATCGCTGTCCGCCGGCGGGACGGGCAGGAAATCAACATGAGGTCTGCCGGCGAAGCCCGTATCGAGGATGAACCAGCCGAAGTTGCCGGTGGTCCCCTTGATGGTGTCACGCGTCCACTCTTCCAGCTTGGGCGCCTTCTCCCCGGGTGGGCACGGCACGCGATAGGTGAAGGCCCAGCAACAGGCGAACGGAACCGACCGCAGCAGCCGCGAATGGGCACCGCCGTTCAGCAGTGTGATCGGCGCGAAGATCGCCGCCTTATGGATCAGCAGGCGCGCGACGTGCCGCATCCAATCATCGATGATCAGGAACGGCGGATTGCAGACGATGTTCGGCATGCCATGGGGCGCGCGGGGATAATCCAGGAAGTTGAAGCGATGGAAGCCCGGCGCGCGTTGCACCAGGTCGGTGCCGACGACGGGGTAGTCGCGCTGCCCGCAGACATAGGGGATCGTGCCGCGGCCGCAGCATGGATCCCAGATACCGCCCTGGAATGTCTCGGCATCGAACAGGTCGTGCACGGCGAACGGCGGCTCTGTGTACCAGTCATGGTCGTTGCGTTTTAGGCCCGACGCGACGGTGTTCCGCTTCTGGCCGTCCATCAGCGCACATTCGGCGGATTGACATACCGCCAGGGCGCTCGCGGCGCCGGACGGCTGTAGCCCTGCAGGGTGAAACCGAGCGCCTGCAGCTTCGGGCCGTCCGGGCCGGGTTTCGCCCAGGTGAAGCCGGTTCCGGTGCGCAGCTGGTGGGCCAGCTGCTCGGCGGGCGGTGGGAAGCCGGTGTAGCGCACCTTGCGCATCAGCCCTCCACTGCCCGGGGCACCAGGCGGTCGGTGCGACCTTGGCCGACGTTGATGATTTGCTCCGCTTCGGTGATCACGCGGCGGATGTCAGCCAGCTCGCACGACAGCTTGATCCGCTCATCGGCCGTCAGGTGATCATGCGACAGGGCCGTGGCCGCGGTGGCGAACAGCGCGGACGCGTCCCGGCCGAACTCCGCCAGCTTCACCGCCAGTTCACCGGCAGCCCGAGGCTCGACCGGCACCAGGGCGTACCCCTGCAGCAGGGCCAGCATCTCGGTCACACGGGGCTGACCAGCGACGCGTTCCGCGTCCAGCACCACATCGACGGGGGCGTAACGGTCGGGGTTGTTGATGTTACCGTATTCGCCGGCCAGGGAGCGTGTGGTGCGTGTACAAGCGGCCACGGCATCGATGCTGCCCAGGTCCCTCACCAGCAATTTCCAGGCCGTCTTCAGGCTGTTCTGGTCAATGGCGCTCATGACTCGCCCTCGGGTTGTTCCGGTGGCAGGATGGCGATCATGGGGTAGGGAGAAGCGGGATGAAGTACGCGGCAGCAATGGTTATCGCGGCGATGGCCGTGGCGGGCGCTTCCAGCGCGCGCGCCGAAATGCCCAACTACGACGTAGAGGGCCATTGCAAGCAGGTGGGCGACGCGGTCGGTGGCTCGGAAGAGATCCGACAAGCCTGCCTGCAGGAGGAACAGGCAGCGTATGACAAGCTGAAGCCGAAATGGGACGGCCTGCCCACCGCGATGAAGAACCATTGCGACCAGGTCGGCCGCGCCGTCGGGGAAAGCTTCGAAATCCTGCAGGCGTGTGTCGAGCAGGAGATTCAGGCCACGAAAGCCAACCAGCAATTCCAATTCAAGCGGTAGTGAGCAGACGCCATGGTTGCGGCACAGCCGCGGGACTGGAGCGGGATCGTTCGCGTCATACCTGCGCCAAGCGAGAAACCCTAACGCGCGAAGAGGACTGTGTCCGCGTGACGGACCGCAACCCCTTGATGCACATCGGTCCGGATGTGGAGAGGTTGAAATCGTCATGCCGTCATGCCGCCCGTTCGCCAGCCGCGTAGAAATCGTTGGGGGTGACGTTCCCCTGCGTTGCCTGTGTGATCCGATCCATGACCTCACGCCGAGGCACGCGGTTGCCGGCGATGTAGCGATGCACAGCCTGCACAGTCACGTCGATCGATGCCGCGAAATCAGGCACCGGGATGCTGTGGTCTGTGAGGTATTGGCGCAGGAGCATGGGCCACAGATCACCGGAATGGTGATTTTACGTCAAGCTCAATTTTCACCAAACTGGCGCTAGCCCTTTTCACCACATTGGCGAACATGGCATATGCCTAATCGCATCAAAGAGTTACGCGAAGCCAGAGGGATGACACTCGACCAGGTGGGCGAGGCTGCGCGCACGAGCGCCCAGCAGATCTCACGGCTGGAAAAGGGAGAGCGCCGCCTTACTGACACCTGGATGCACCGAATCGCAGGTGCTCTGGGCGTCACAGCCGCTGACCTATTGGCGAATGCACCGCCAAATGACGGCGAGTTCGTCAAGAAGCCCGACGAGATCGCACTCCTCAGGTGGTGGCGCCTGCTTATCCCTGCGGAAAAGCGCATGATTGCCGCCTACGCCAGGGACAAAGGGCTCGAAATCCTCATCGACAAGTCGAAGAGAAGGTCGGCCTAAGCCACCTCGGACTCGCGAGTAATCACCAATCTTCACCGACATGACAGCTCCGGCTGATACCAGTCTGCAGTAGGGTCGGGCCCAGAAATCACCATAACGGTGAAATATTCGCTTGACACAGATGTCACCGATTTGGTGAATTGCCGCCCGTCCACCGGGGAGGCCATGTGTTCCGCCATTTCATCTCGTCCATTGCCGATGGTTGGAGCACCCCGCGAACTGCGCGATGCGCCGATGACAAACCTGTGAACCAGGATGCGTCAAGGGCATCCGTTTCATATGCGGTCTGCTTTTCGCGTCAGAAAATCATTATTGCTTCATTAACGGACCCCTACATCCCGCAGAATTCTGCGCTCGCCACACCCTGTTACCACCATGGAAATAATCATCATGCCCCGCAGGCCACTGACCTGGCGCGCGCTGATGGATACAGTCGAGCAGATCGACCAGCGCCTGCGCCGCATCCTCAAAATCCCCCGGTTGCCCGCGACGGCACGGGCCGAGGTCGCCGACACCATCGAGCAGCTCACCGAACCGACCCTGGAGCGAAACGGTCGCCGGGAGCGGCCGCGCGACGCTGGCAGGCGGTAGCCCGATGAGGCCAGCGCACAGCAGGCAGGCAGAGGCCTTCGCGCGTGACAAGCAGGCGATCACCGCCGCCGACCTATTCGGCATGGCGATGTCCGGCACGCTGACCTTCATCTTCATCTGGTGGCTGCGGTTCTGGCTGAGGTGGCTGATCGTCATCGGCTACGCACTCACGGGCGCGCATCACGCCGAACCCGAAACATTTAGGAGCTTTGAGATGACCCAACCCGCACTTCTCGCACTTCCCCCAATTCCCACCGAGCGCCTGGCGCTGCTGGACGGAGCTGTGCTGCAGCATGGATCACACCGCGATAAAGCCGGAAATTGCGCCCGCGAACTGATCCACCTGGTGATGACGGGCGAGAAGTACGATCGGACGCCCGCGTGCCTCACACCCACGATCGCGGTCCTTCCCCGGCTGAACGATGGTGGCTGGCGCAACGATGCGCATCGCACATCGGTCCTGATGCCGTACGTGCGCAAGCTGCTGGCATGCCCACGTGACGACGCTGCTGATGTCCGGCGTTCATTTGCGCTCGCGGATTATGTGTTGCGCACATGCCTTCCTGAGCTGTTGGAGGCGTGGCAGGAGAAGGAATTGGCAACCAAGCTGCGGGGGCTCGCGCCGATCGTGAATTCTACTGGGGCACGGGCCTCGGGGGACATCGCGCGCCGGGCAGGGAGCGTTTTGCGAAAGAAATGGGGCGCCGCCGCCGCCGCCGACGCCGCCGCCGCCGCCGCCGACGCCGCCGACGCCGCCGACGCCGCCGCCGCCGCCTACGCCGCCGCCGACGCCGCCGCCGACGCCGCCGCCGACGCCGCCGCCTACGCCGCCGCCGACGCCGCCGCCTACGCCGCCGCCGACGCCGCCGCCTACGCCGCCGCCGACGCCGCCGCCTACGCCGCCGCCGCCGCCGCCGACGCCGCCGCCTACGCCGCCGCCGCCTATTACAAGCGCCTGTTGTTATCCGGTAATGAGGGCGCGGGAGATCAAGCTACGGAACTATCCTCTTCCGAAATAAAGGCGAGGATGATCGAGCGCCACTCAAAGGCGCTGCTCGACATCATCATCGACCCGAAACATATGCTGGTGGAGGGCTAGACCGATGGACGCTATCGTTCCGCCGGCACAAGGGTTTCCTGTCCCGATCACGCTGATCGATGACGACGGCAATGACATGCGCCGCGCGCCCGCAACAGCGATCGCCGATACGATCCTGGAATCGTCCATCAAACGCCACGGCGTGCTTGAGCCGATCGGCGTGCGCCTGGTGGGCAACCGCTACAGCATCGCGTTCGGGCGCCGGCGGCTGCGCTGCGCCACGCGCGCAGGCCTGGAAGAGATCCCGGTGCATCTCGGTGCATGGACGGACAATGAGATCCGTGCGGTGCAGGCGGCGGAGAACCTACACCGCGAGGCAACTCATCCGGTCGACCTGTGGCGTACCGTGTGCGACCTGCGCGACCAGGGCTACAGCATCGAGGATGCGGCCGCCGCGCTGTGCCACACGCCGCGCGAGGTCAAGCTGCTCGAGCGGCTGGGCCGCCTTGATCCCGAGCTGCTGAAGCTGGCCGAGATGGATATGCCCCGCGACCATCAGCTTCAGGTGATCGCCAACGCGCCGCACAAGGCGCAGCGGGCTGCGCTGAAGGCCTATAAGCCGCACAAGCTATCTGACGGATCCATGGACGTGCCATGGATCGCGATTGCGCAGGCGTGCCGTGTGGATCGCGTCACGCGTACGCTCGCGATCTTCGATGCCGATGCGCATGAAGATATGTGGGCTGAGGATCTGTTCGCCGAGCCGGACGATCCGGATCGCTTCTTTACCAACGATGTTCCACGCTTTTTGCGGCTGCAGCACGCGGAACTGAAGGCGCAGATCAAGGACCAGCAGACGGCCAGGCAGCGGGTGCAGATCGCCGAGTGGGACGCCTCGCGGGGCACCATCAAGCTGCCGCCCGGCTTCAGGCTGGTCAGCAGCTATGTCACCGAGAAGACGAAGCCGAAACGGATTGAATGCATTTTCTCGGTGATGAAACCCGACGGCCAGATCCATCGGTTTCTTGCCGAGGATGTGGCTGCAAAGAAGGCCGCCGACAAGGCCGCCAAGGTGCGCGAGCAAAAACAGGCGGCGTCACAGGCAGGCACCACGCAGGCTGCCACTGATGATGACGACGGCCCGGTTGGCGCGGACGCGCCACCGGCCGAGGCACTGGACAAGCCCGGCATCAGCAAGGCCGGCCTGAAGATCGTTGCGGACCTGAAGACCGAGGCCCTGCGCGCGACGCTGCAGGATGGCCTTGCCGAGCTGCCGCTGGAACGGGTGATTGTGCTGCTGCTGTTGGCTTTCGCAGCTGACAATGTGGACCTGCATGTGCGCCTCAGCGCCGAGCAGGAGGAACAGGCCGAGGGTTGGGGCGGACTTCATCGCCTGCGGTCCATCGGCGACGTCATTGATTCGCTACTGCTCCCCGGCGGAGGCCTGTCAGACGTCAACGGTGCCGACGCGCGTGCATTGGCTGGAACCTTGCTGGGTCGGATCCTGAAGATCGGGGGGCCCGATGAGACCGGCCGGTCCTACACCGGCGCCAGTGGCGACGCGGCGGAGTGGATCGGCGCGGCGATCGGCGCCGGCGCCGCGCTGGACCGGCTGGACACAGTGGCCTTCCTCGCCACGGTTGGCGGGGACGAGCTGCGGCGCGCAGCCGAGAGCGTGGGGCTGCCTACCAGCGGCACGGTGAAGGCGCTGCGCGAACGCCTGGTGGGCAAGCTGCCGGACTGGCGGCCGGCGGCCACACAGTTCGGTGCGTCGGCACCGACGCCGCGCGAAGACTGACGATGGCGCAGACCTCGACCTTGTGGCGTTGGATGGAGCCGGAGGCGGACGAACCGCCACCGGCCGAGGCCCTGCGCGAGGAGATCGAGGACGTGCGCGGGGACGAGCTGCGCGTCAACGACCACATCGTATTCGCTCGCGGGCGGCACATCATCCGCTCGATCGACCGCAAGAGCGGCGATACGTGGTGGCTCACCACAGCCCGTGTCGAAGCCGGATTTATGCGGGAGGAGATCGATCTGCCGATCACCCCCGCCAACTCCTATCAAAGGGTTTCCCGGGCAATGTCAGCCCCAACCAGTTCAACAGACGGCGAGCGCGCCGAATATCTGCAGCCACGGCAACGCTTCGAGCACGAAGGCCAGGTGCTGCAGGCCGAGACGGTGTTCGTTTCCTACAAGGTGCCCGTCGAGATCATTGCGCGCCCAGTCAAGGGTGGCGCCGTATGCCGGCTGCGCGTGCCGGCGGACAAGCTGCTGCAGGTGGTGCGATGACGATACCATTGTTGACCGATGCGATCCGCGAGCTGGAGCAACTGGATCCAGCCAGTGCGATGGCGCTGATGGATGTGGCCCGCGAGAGGGTGCGGCAGATCCGCCATGAAGACCGCCAGCCGGTGCACGATGACCGCTATGTGGGCCGCGAGCTGGCGCGAGCGGCGGCATCGTATCTGCTGGCGCAGCCGAAGGCGGCCGGCACCCCCATACCGTTTCCGCCGATGCCCACGATCTGGCCGTGGGATCCGATCTGGTGGAAACCGCGCTCACGCTATCGGAACAATGTGCGTGGTGCCGCACTGGCGCTGGCGGAGATCGCCCGCGTCATCCGCATGGGAGTGGCCGCCGCGAGGGCCAATGAGGCCGCGCCCGAGGATCTGCCGGTGGTCAAACCATGAGCGGTGGAACGCTGACCCTCAGCCCAGAGCGCGCCAGATCCAGCCGCGTCGCCTACTGGACGAAACAGATCGCAGACATGGCGCCTGGCGCGCCGTGGATCCTGGTCCGGCCGTTCGTGCATCTGCTGGCGAGCTGCGCCGACACGGACGCCTTGCTGCTCGCGGCGGACGCTCTCGAGGAGGCCGCAAAGGAGGCGCTGATGTCCGATGGCACCCCCAAGGCCTTCGTGCTGTACCCGCGCGCCGTGGCGGCGGTCCTGCGCGAAGAAGCGCCACGGCGGTCGTGATGGCGGACGGCACCAACATCTCCTGGGCGGACGCGACGTGGAACGTCATCACCGGCTGTTCGGTCATCTCGCCGGGGTGCCGCAACTGCTATGCGATGCGCCTGGCTGGCACGCGGCTGCAGCACCATCCATCGCGCGAGGGGCTGACGCTGCCCAGCAAGGGCGGCCCGGTGTGGTCTGGCGAAGTCCGCTTCAACGAGCAGTGGCTTGACCAGCCGCTGAAGTGGCGCACACCGAAGACGGTGTTTCCCGTGGCGCATGGGGATCTGTTCCATCCGAATGTGCCCGACGCCTGGCGCAATCGCATTTTCGGCGTCATGGCGAAGGCGGATCATCATCGATACATGGTGCTGACCAAGCGGCCGGAGGTTGCCGCCGAGTACCTCTCAAGGATCCGGCTACATGGGGATATTGCGTGGCGTTTGGCACCCCTCGCGCATGTGCTGATTGGCGTCAGCATCGAGGACGAACCGCGGGCACGAAAGCACCTGCCGGCATTGCAAGCGATCAGTGGAACCGGCTGGCGCACCTGGGTGAGTTATGAGCCCGCGCTTGGCTCGGTCGATTGGACCGGATACGGATTAATCGAATTCCTAGTCGCCGGCGGCGAGAGCAGCCAGACGCACAGCTACCGCGCCCGGCCGACGCGCGTGGCATTTCAACGCGCGGCGCGGGATTGGTGCGAGCGGCACGGCGTGACGTTCCACTTCAAGCAGTGGGGCAATTGGATCGACGCGGATCATTGGTTCGACATCGTTACCGAAGGCGGCAGCGTGATAATGAATGGCCGCGATCGCTGGGCGCCGCGGCGGCCACTCAACTTCGCTGACGCGGAGCGCCTGGCGCGCATCACCGGCGAGCGCCCGTTCTCGCATTATTCCGACGGCACCACGATGATCTGGGTGGGCAAGCATGCCGCCGGCGCCGTGCTGGACGGGCGGGAACACCGCGACATGCCGAGGGCCGCATGATCACCACCCTCATCATCGTGGTACTGACCGGTGGCCAGATCAGCGCGGCGCATGTCGATTATCCGTCGCCGGCAGCGTGCGAACTGCATCGCCAGGCGACGCTGCACGATCCGGTGCAGATCGGGAAAGGTCCGAAGCCGATCGTGGTGGCGGTTTGCAGGGAGGTTGAGGCACATGAGTGAATCGCAGGGATCTCCGCCACATCAAGGCAGCGGCGGCATCCGTCCAGCTCGGCCACTCGGCATACCCATTCCGCCAGACGGCTTCACCTCTAATGAGGTCGAGGCGCGCTGGCTGGAACAAACGGTCGTCTTAAGGACTGAGCAGCTCCTAGAACGTGCTGGCATACCCTCTACGATTAACCCCGTTGGTCTGTTCGAGCTGCTGTTGCTCTGCCTCAACTCCGCGTCTCGGCGCAGCTTTGAGAGCCAGGAAGCGACTGCGGGAAGTTCGACCTGCCGCGAGGCGTTCGAACGATGGGCGGAAACGAACTCGATCGACACCACCAGGTGGGAAGACGGAGGCTATTTCGAGGACGAAACCGCGCGCCTCTGGTCCGCGTGGAAAGGCGGCCGGATATGGGGCGACGCCAACCGATGACCGTCTACGTTGACGACATGTATCTACACGCCATGGGCAAGTTTGGCCGGATGAAGATGTCGCACATGATTGCGGATACGGAAGATGAGCTGCACGCCATGGCGCGGCGGATCGGGATCGCTCGGAAATGGTATCAGGGCGATCACTACGACGTCGCGATGAACAAGCGTGAGCTGGCGATCAGCTTTGGTGCCAAGGCGATCACGTTGCGAGAGTGCGGCGTGATGGCTGTGCATCGCCGGCGCACGCGCGGCGAGCTGCCCAAGCCCGAGGATGTTCCCGGTCTGCTGCGGGAGTTCCCGGAGGTGGCGGACAGCGATCGCACGGAACACACCAATTGGGCTTGGCCGCTATCGGACGTGAGGCCGGAGCGACCATTCCAGCCAGCCAAGGGGTTGCAGGGGTTCTGGATGTGGAGGGCAGGGGAGTGAGCAAGCCCACCACCTGGCGCTATCCGCCGCGGCTGATCACCCGCGTGCAGTTGCGCGGCAAGCTGCAGATCGAGGACGCCGAATTGACCCTGCGCATGGCAAAGGGCCAGATACCCGGCCCGGTGTGGGGATGTGACGCCGCCCTTGAGAATGCCCGGTGGGACGTGAAGGCGGTCGACGCCGCGATCGACCGCGAATCGGGCGTCACGGCAGATATTGGCGCGGAAGAACGGGAGCTGGACAATGCCCTCGGAATCCGACGCGCCTGAGAGGCCCCCACACGTCAAGCAGGTGAAGGGCAGCTGGTACTGGGATCCACCCGACCGGCTCCGGAAGTCGCATAACCTGCGCACCAAGGCCCTGGGCAAGAACCAGGAAGCCGCCTGGGCGATGGCGCGAACGCTGAACCGCGACAACCTGCAGCTCGGCCCTGACGCGCCTGTGGTGGGCACGGTGAAGTGGCTGCTGGAGGCCTTCCTGGCCTCCGACCGGTTCAAGCAGCTCGCCGACAAGACCCAGCGGGACTACCGCTACATCGCCCGCAGCGTGCTGGCGCCGCTCGAGGTGGCCTCCAAGACGCTCGGGCAGTATCAGGCCAGGGCTATCCGCGCGCGGCATGCCGACGGCGTCTACGCCGTGCTGAAGGCCGATCGCGGGCATGCGCTCGCGCACTATGCCTGCCGCCTGGCGCGACGGATCTGGAAGTGGGGTGGCCGCCGCGACCTGGTGGACCGTGCCGACAACCCCTGGACCGGCATGGAGCTGCGCAGCATCCCCCAGCGGCAGCAGCGTTGGACGCAGGAACAGATAGCCGCGGTGTGCGCCAAGGCGCGGGAGCTGAAGCGGCCCTCGGTCGCGCTGGCGACGTCGATCGCCTACTGGTTGGCTCATCGCCAGGGCGACGTGCTGACGCTGACCTGGTCGACGCTCGACGCCGGCGAACTGGCGACGAAGAAGACCGGCACCGTGGTGCCGATCGACGCGGCCGCCTATCCCGAGCTGCAGGCGCTGATCGAGGCCGAACGCGAGCGGCAGAAGGCGCCAGGCGCCGTGGCGTCGACGCACGTGGTGGTGTGCGAGATGACGCAGCGGCCGTGGGTCGATTTCACGTTCCAGCATGAGTTCAGGGCGATCGCGCGGGCGGCCGGGATCCCCGACGATTTGCAGTTCCGGGATCTGCGGGCGACGGCGATGACTGAAATCTACGATGCCGACGTCGGTGATATTCCGGCATCCACACATACCGGACACGAAACGGCGTCGATGCGACGGAGATATGCTCGGCGGACGGTCGAGCAGTTCCGCAACGCGGCCGAGCAGCGCGTGGCGCATCTAAAGAAGCGGAAGGACTAACAGCCGCCGCCCTTATGAGACCGAGCACTGGGAGGTTGCATGACCATTGACTCCGACCAAACGCACGCCCCGGAGGCGGAACGACAAAACCAACCGCCATTCGACCCGCTCAATCCAACTCCGGCTGAAGAATCCGATATGGCCGCGGGATACATGGATGCTTGGCAGCGAAAGCCGCCAGCGCGGGACAGTCTCGCCTATGCCTGGGGCAGGGGAAGCGCCGGCCGGGATCGCGGAGATGAGCCGGATGCGCAGCGCCGCGATGTCGAGCGTCGATCATGGGAGTTATACAATGGCCGCACCTGATCAAACGCACACCGACGCCGAAATGAAGGCACTCATCGATGCTGTCCATGAGTGGGCGGCTAATAATGAGGGGCACCCAAGCGATCCCAACGATGCGGATCTGCTGAAGGCGCTTTGGACCTATAATGGCGACATAACTGAGCCGTGCCCAGAATGCGATGGGGACTGCGGCGAACCTTGCGCTCCATGCACCGTGGCACAGGCTCATGCGTCGCTAGATCGGTGGAGTGCCGACTGGCGGCGTGAGAAGGGAATCTCACCATGACCCAGCCTGCACCAAACGCAACGACAGGAGAGTCGAGGAAGCCGACGCGTTCATCCTGCGGAATCTGCGCGAACCGGAATAATCTCATGACCGTGAGGGATGACCAAACGCAACCGGAACAAACCGATCCGATTGGCAAGAGCGTACGCATCCTTCGTTGTGAGGGCAGACAGCACGGAGACAACTCCGGCTGTGTTTGCTATCTCATCGGCGGCGTGGAACGGGTCGCGAAACTCTACGACACACCGTTCGCTGGGACGCCGTCATACCATTTGCAAGGGCGCGATCAGCGCATTCGATTGAGCGAGGTAGAGGTGTTGGGTGGCAGCCATGACTAAGCAGCCCCAAACGCACCACGATCGCGGGTTTGCATGCGGGGTGGCTACGGCGTGCGGGATCATCATCCAGGCCCACGACAATCAAGTGGTTGTGCGTGAGGTGCTCAATGCGACTGGGCTTGACACTCGCCAAAAACTCAAGCGCGCCGGGGTTGATGATTATGACCTGGATCTGCTGCGGGCCGTTCTGCGCGACATCAAGCGGCGGAAGGCGGGGCGATGAGCATTGTGATGCCTCCAGACCCCGCGCTGCTGTCTGCGTCGTTCAAGGCCGCCGCGATATTGGATAGCCGTGGGGCGGCTGTGGCTGCGCGGCTTCATGCAGGTCAGATTGATAAGGCTGGTGCTCCATACATCGATCATCTTCGGCGGGTGGCTGTGCGCTTGATGCTTTTCTGGCCGTCGTCGTCCGCCACAGCGATCGAGGCGGCTTGGCTGCACGATTCCTTGGAAGACACCAACACGACGCCGGAGCTGCTGATCACGGCTGGAATTGCCTCCGAGGCGGTGGCGATCGTTAAAGAGCTGACGAGGCCGCCGACGGCATCGTATGCGGCTTATATCGCCGCCCTTGCCTCGTGGGGAAGCATCGATGCTGTGCGCATCAAGCGATGCGATAATGCTGACAACTCTGATCCCGATCGGCTGGCCCTTCTGTGCCTCCAGGACCGCCGGCGATTGACCGAAAAATACGAACGCGCCGCCACGCTGCTCAACGAGAGGCTGCAACATGACCGCCCCTGA